CAACCAACTAATATAGATGAAGAATCTGCATTCCCACCAAATACAGTAGCACAGCAACCAACTAATATAGATGAAGAATCTGCATTCCCACCAAATACAGTAGCACAGCAACCAACTAATATAGATGAAGAATCTGCGTATCCACCAAATACAGTAGCACAGCAACCAACTAATATAGATGAAGAATCTGCGTATCCACCAAATACAGTAGCACAGCAACCAACTAATATAGATGAAGAATCGGCTTACCCACCAAATACAGTAGCGCAACAATCGGCTGAAGTAGATGAACTATCTGCATATCCGCCAGGTGATCAAGGTGGGTTTCCACCGGAAGAAATAGAAAATCCCTTTCCGGAAGAAATTTTAGATGAAGAATCTGCGTATCCACCAAATACAGTAGCACAGCAATCAGCCGAAGTAGATGAATTATCTGCTTACCCGCCGGGTGATCAAGGTGGGTTTCCGCCAGAAGAAATAGAAAATCCATTCCCAGAAGAGATTCCAGATGAGAATGATCCTCCCCCAGTTGATGAAGTAGAATCAGACAACCCGCAAGACGGTGCAGACGAATCTGGATTTAACGGAGCAACCGGGGACGAACGAAACACCCAATCACAAGCTACTCAACAAGATGCTGCAAATTTTGCAGCTAAACCAGATTGGCGTGTAAAATTACAATTATCAACGGGCGCAACATATTTGTATAACGCTGACCCGCCGGGTATATTGGCTCCATTACAAGCAACAGATGGAGTAATATTTCCGTATACCCCGGCAATTTCAGTTCAATATGCTGCAAGTTATGATCCTACCGAGTTAACTCATAGTAATTATAAGTTTTTTACTTATAGAAGTAGTGCAGTTGATTCAATAAGTATTGGATGTGATTTTACTGCACAAGACACGGCAGAAGCAGCATACTTATTAGCAGTTATTCATTTTTTTAGATCATTAACTAAGATGTTTTACGGGCAAGATCAGAATCCTAAAAACGGAACTCCCCCTCCGTTATGTTATTTAACCGGGTTAGGTGCATTTCAATTTGATGAGCATCCACTAGCAATTACAGGCTTCACATATACTTTACCCACTGATGTTGATTATATAAAAGCTGGAAGCACTGCTACACCGGCGGGTGTTAATAGAGGAAATAATCCAGCACAACCTAAGTCTGGCGGATCGGAACAAGCAGGTGCAGCTAGGTTATCTAGTAGTGGAATTAATCCAGGCGCAGTTTCAGCACCTCCGGATTGGCAAAGAGATACTGGAACCAAAGAACCTACTTATGTTCCTACTAAAATTAGTTTAAGTATAACAGCAATCCCAATAGTAACTAGAAATGATATAAGCAATAAGTTTAGTTTGAAAGAATATGCAACAGGTGCATTATTAAGAGGATCTAAACGAGCAGGCGGAGGAATTTGGTAATGGCAGCTAATAGTGTATACCCGGCGTCAAGCCCATATTATTATACTGAAACAGTTAATAATAATTTTTTAGATATTATGGTCAATAGACCTATACCAATGCAACCGTCAGATTTGTATTGGCAAATAACTGCTGTATATGAATATAGGCCTGATTTGTTAGCATACGATTTGTATAGTGATAGTAGATTATGGTGGGTGTTTGCACAACGTAATCCAAATAGATTGAAAGATCCATACTTTGATTTTGTTACCGGAGTAGGAATATATTTACCTAAATTAGATATGATAAAACAAGTTCTAGGAATATAAAATGGCTGATAATTTGAACAGCGCAACACAAAATAGAATAATTGAGTTGTCAACGCAGATACAAGCCTTAGCAACAACCTATGTTAATAAAGCAACTACGTTAGAGAACAATGTAGATCAAGTTAGTATCTATGAACCATCCGCACAGGCACAAGTTGACGTTATTGTAGCTGAGAACACTGCTGCATATCAGGCTTATCTTAGTGCTTATCCTAGTTTAGTAAGTGAGATGAATGCACTTTATGCATCTTTGACTCCCGAAGAGCAAGCTCCGGTAACTAGTTATATTACTGCTTCACAAACGGCCCGTGACGCCGCTGTAACTGCTAAAGGTAGTTTTGACGCAATGAACTTTACTGTTACTTCTGAAATTAGACAAGAAGTAAAACGTAAAAATGCTGAAGTAGAGGAAAGTGCTGCTAAAACTGAAGAACAAACTGACCAACAAAACAAAGAATTTATAAACTCCGGCGGTGCTGACGGTGACAAGGAAATAGAAGCTGCTCCGGGAGAAGATCAAAATTTATTAAATGAAAATCCTCCTGCAGGCGGAGGTGCCCCGGTTATAGCAAATCCTACTACACAAGCAGGTAAAGCAGGTAGAAATAAAGTAAAAAAACCAGATAAGCGCTGGCAAAATCCATTGGGTAACTTTTCAAGCTATACATATCAAATATCTCTTTATATGATTACACCTGATGCGTATGACGCATTTATTCAATCGGGTAGGCTTGATATCAACGCTATTAACAATGCAGCACCTGGAGTATCATCTCCCGAATCAGTTGCAGCAGAAGATGCAAATACTAGAGATGCTGCGGTAAATTCAGGGTTTGTTCAAGCAGTTGGTGAACGGGGAAGAACAACTTCTCCACCGTCATCATCAAGTGCAAATGCTTCTACTACACAATTTAAAAATGGTGCTTACTTAATTGCACAAAGCGGTGGTATTAATAACAATACTTCTAAACGTGCCCCTGGCTTTGACCTAGATTTTTTTATTGATGATTTAAAAATAACACAGGCTATTAGCGGACAAGACACCCTTAGTGCAACAAACGTCACCGATATAACTTTTACAATAACAGAACCATATGGATTTTCTTTTATTACAAAATTACGCAATGCTGCAACGGAATTAGGTAAAGTATCTAAATCTAAAAATTTTCAAGATTTAAAAAATCCATCAAGACAGTTTTTTATGTTAGGTATTAGATTTTTGGGATATGATGCTAATGGTGAAGTAATTGATCCTTCTAAAATACCATCTGCTGATGGTAATCCAAATGGCAATGCATTCGGTCTTTATGAAAGATTTTATGATATTTTCATCACTGAACTAAAATTTAAAATAGATGGTAAAGCAGTAGTATATAATATCAAAGCAAGTAATATTGCGTCCGGGACAGCATTTGGAACAAAACGCGGATTTGTAGATAAAGGTGCCGCTGTTTTAGGGTCAACTGTATATGATGCACTGATGGGTGGTATGGACGGGCAAGTAGCTGCCGGAGTTAAACCCGGTGAACAAGCGGCTTCTAAACCTCCGCAAGCCGGTACACTTGGATTACTTGCAAAATTAAACCGAGATCAAAAGAAGCTGTTAGATACCAAGGCAATTGAAATCGCAAGTGAATGGGACGTAGTATTTTTAGGAGAGTCTGAAACTGAAATCAAATATGCAAGTATTGTTAATAAAGATGTTTTAGATAAAAGAGTTTGGGCCATGAGTAACGTTAGTAATAGTTCTCAGTCAAATGTAGCAGCCGAACAGGAAAGCGCACCTGATAACACTGTGCGTCAAATTACTTTTACCAAAGGTGGCTCTATCTTACAATGTGTTAATCAAATTATTTTACAAAGCGAATATTTGGTTAATGCGTTAAAAACGGTATATGTCTCAACTGCTGAAACAAATGAAGATGGTAAACCAGTAGAAGATGTTCAGCCTGAGGAAGTAAGAATCAAATGGTATACTATGACAGCAGAAGTGCAAAACTTGGGATGGGATAAAAGCCAATCAGATTTTGCATATAGAACAACCTTTGTAATTCAACCATATGAAACACCAGTAATAGCTGCTCCATACGCTAAGCCTGGCAAAAAATATTATGGCCCTCATAAAAGATATGAATACTGGTTCACTGGTAAAAATTCTGAAGTCTTGCACTATGAACAAGAGATGAATAATGCATACTATAACACAGCAGTATCAGGGGGCGGTGCCACTTCAGGATCATCCGGTGGTAACGCAAACATTCCGCTGAAAGTTGGGGCAGAACAGGGACAACCAGATCAGGGTGCATTAGATTTAGGTTTACAAGCACAAAATGCATATATGACTAGTTTATATGATCCTGGAGCATATACTACTGCAAAGATAAAAGTTTTAGGAGATCCTGATTTCTTAATGCAACCGGCACCAAGTAGTATAAATTCATTCTATGATCAATATTATGGTACAGACGGCTACACTATTAATCCAAACGGCGGACAAGTTTTTATTGAGATTAATTTTAAAGAACCAATGGATTATAATAATAGAGATGGCTTGATGGATATCAATGATAAAATAGTATTTTGGCAATATCCAAAATCAGTTCAACAGGATATAGATAGCAGGGGCGGTGGTGTTAGCTACATGGTTAGAACAGTTATTAGCACATTTAGCAAAGGTAAATTTGAGCAAGAATTGACTTGTAATATAAATACGTTTCCTGATACACCCTCAGATGCTGAAGTTGCTGCTGCTGCCGGTAGAGAAGCAAAAGAAAATCAAACAGATGCAGAAACTGAGAGACTTAATAGATCAGGGTCAGGCTCAGCCCCAACTGCTAATGGTTCTGCAACTACCTCATCAGTTAATTCAATTAATAATATACAAGATCCTGCACAACAAGCGCAAGCACTAGAAGCAAGTTTACCTGCTACATCAGTAAATTCTTTAAATAACGTAGTAGATCCTATGCAAAGACTGAAACAAAATCAAACCATAACAGTTCCTACAAGCACCGGACAAGTGCAAGATGATGATGTAGGACCTTAACAGTTTTTAGAATAGAATAAAATTTAAGTAAATAATTATGGCACAAGACATTTTTAAACCAAAAGGACAACTTGCAGCAAGCAAGCCAGACGCCGGCGGTGGTGTAATACGTAATACACCTACACTAGCAATAGTTAAAAATAACATTGACTCTACCCGAGGTGGCAGGATACAGGTGTATCTAGCTGACTTTGGGTCTCCAGACTCGGATGATAGTTCAAGCTGGGTAACTGTTAGTTATATGAGTCCTTTCTTTGGTGCTACACAGCCAAGTGGTTCAAATAAGTCTGATGACTACGGTACATATACACAAAACCCAAGTTCATATGGTATGTGGTATAGTCCACCGGATATAGGCAGCACAGTAGTTTGTATTTTTATTAACGGAGATCCAAGTTACGGTTATTATATAGGTAGCGTATTACAACCTGAATTGTTACAGATGATTCCTGCAATAGGATCGTCTGAAAATATTGTGGCAAATGCAGGAGAAGCAGCTGGTTTGGGCGGAGCAACTAAACTTCCAGTGACTAACATAAACACAAATAATCCTAGTATATCAGATGATACTTCGTATCTCGATGCAGCAAAACCTATACACAGTTATTCTTCGTCAATATACACACAACAAGGATTAATTCGAGATCCAATTAGGGGTCCAATATCAACAAGTGCATTACGTGAATCTCCTTCAAGAGTTGGTTGGGGAGTTAGTTCTCCGGGTAGACCAATTTATCAGGGGGGATTTACTGATGAAAACGTTTTAACTGACGGTGTTAGTAAAAAAGACGGCGAATCACTTTCTGTAGTTTCTAGACGGGGAGGGCATAGCATTGTAATGGATGACGGAGATGTTACAGGTAAAGATCAATTAATTAGATTGCGTACTGCATTGGGTCATCAAATATTAATGAGTGATGACGGACAAACATTATTCATTATTCATAGCAATGGTCAAAGTTTTATTGAGTTGGGTAAAGAAGGCACAATTGATATGTACGCTACCAATAGCGTAAACATTAGAACACAGGGTGATTTAAATTTACATGCAGACAACAACATCAATATCAATGCCAAAAAAGATTTAAATATAGCTGCAACTAATATTAAAGTAGATGCAGAAAAAGATATTTCATATAGATCGGGTGGAAACTTTAGTGGATATACTGTAGGAAAATACACAGTAAAAGTTAATGGTGCAATGAGCATGGGTGCAGGCGGTGAGGGTTCATATGCAAGTGGTGGTACGATGTTTGTAAATGGCAGCAAAATTAATTTAAATACTGGTTCTACTTCTGTAACTCCAGCCGAAGTACCGAAGATTCCTCTAGTAGCACACACTGATACATTGTTTGACAAAGTTAAAGGTTGGTTAGCGTCCCCTGGTTATTTGTTGTCGATTGTTTCTCGTGCCCCGGCACATACCCCATGGGCGAGTGCAAATCAAGGGGTCGATGTTAAAGTAAATAATAATAGTAGTGGGGCGTTTTAATTATGGCTAGAAGTAAATTATTAGATAGTCAAACATATGACGATTCAGCAAGATTGCCACCTAACAATCCGGTAACTCCTGCAACTCTTTCTACCGTTCCTGCACTGGGTTCAGCTAGTATATCATTAAATCCAGGGGTAACTGCTAGTTTAATTGGTAGCGCAGCTTCACAAGCCGCCGCAGCATACCCCAGTGTAGCATCAACTGGACTTGGAGTAATCACAGATGCCTCAGGAAATATCAATGCGGGTATAGGTATATTAGGAAAAACTCCGCAACAATTAGAAGCAGCGGGTATATTAAAGCCCGGCGCTGCATCATTGGTTACTGGGTTAGTACAACAAGGAATGAATGTACAATCTGCTATGACTAATAATTTGTTTACCGGTGCACCCGGAGCAGAGAATTTGCAGGCATACATTAATAATGTGCCTGCACAAGCAGCATGTCAAATTGTTAATTTACAACAAGCACAAACTGCTATGACTATGGTTGGCGCTATTCGTGGAAATGAAGCATCTACTGCTATATCAGGAATAATAAATTCTGCATCTCAAGTTGGAATAAAAGCTACAGTAGAATTTTTACAAAGCAACACTCCTACTAACTTGCCTAATCTTGGCACTCCTCCCGGAGTTAGCGGAGCCTTTGGTTCAATAGCTACCTCAATGAGACCAGCACTATAATGGCAACCATACCTTCACTCCCAAATGTAGCAAGCACTATAAGTGCTGGAAATTTTGCATCCACCTTATCGGTAAACACAGGCGGACTTAGTTCAATTAAAACCTCATTAGACGGAATCAAAACTCCTGCAATACCAGCAATCCCTGATCCTTCAAGTTTAGCAGGTGATTTAACTAAAAAAACATTGGATGGCATCAATCCAAATAACCTTTTAGATAAAGCAAAAACAGTAACTCTTGCCCCGCCAGAAGGATTAGCCGGAGTAGCCGATGCTGCAAAAGGATTATCTGGTTCTGCATTTTCTGCAATATCAGGATCAATGAAACCTTTGGCTGCAGGAGTTCCTCAAAATTTAACTTCTATTGCTAAAAAAAATGCAGAAGTGCAAGCAGCAGCAGATGCATCTGGTGGATTAGCAAGTGCAGCAAGTAGTGCAGCAGGTGGACTAGCAGGTGCAGCAGGTGGACTAGCAGGTGCAGCAGGTGGACTAACAGGTGGATTATCAACAGCCACAGGTGGATTAGCAAGTGCAGCAAGTAGTGTAGCGGGTGGATTAACAGGTGGATTAGCAAGTGCAGCAAGTAGTGCAGCGGGTGGATTAACAGGATCAGCTTCATCACTTGCTAGTGGTATATCTAATTTACCAGGAGGACAATCTACTATTGCTTCGGTTGTGAATAAAGGAACCGGAAGTCTAAGTGGAGTGACAGATACATTATCAAGTGTTAACTCAATTACCAAAACTGCATCAAGTTCAGCATTGAATAAAATAAGTTCGGCAACTGCAGGATCAAGTGCCGCCGCTAGTTTACTTACAGGCGGCGCACTGACAGGCGCAGGCGCTTCTCTTGCAGGAGCACTAAACAATCCTGCAGCATCATTAAATATACCTAAAATACCCGGTATGCCTAGCATACCCGGTATGCCTAGCATACCCGGTTTACCCGGTATTCCTAGTTTACCTAGTTTACCTAGTATACCCGGTTTACCCGGGTTACCCTCAGTTGATTCATTGACTAAGGGTTTACAAGCTGGAAAAACACCATTATCAGCATTAGCTTCAACTGGTTTGTCAGCAGGCGCAGCAGCAGCATTGAGTGCTAGTTTGAATTCTTTAAGTACCGCTAGCCCCTTTCCAATAAAAATTCCAACAGTAGCTGAAAGCACAGTTGATAGAGGTGAATTAAATGCGTCAGTTGGTACTTTATTAGGTGATAAAAAAATACCAGTACCAAACTTTGGGGGAGGTGTATCTGCTGCTGCAACGGGTGCGCTACAGGCAGCTAATGATCGCCGATCATCATTAGAAAAATTTGAAGATGAACGTAAAGAGATATATGCTAAACAAAAAGCAATTACTGAAACAGCCAGAGCAGCATACCTAAAGGCTGATACTACCTTACCAGAAGGAGATCCTGAAATTGATAGATTGGGTTTAATTTTTATTGCCGAAGCAAAAAAGACAATAGCGATACTTGATGAAACAAGTGCAGGACGAAAAGCAATTCTTGGTAGTTAAATAATAAATAAGTTATAGGATAAAATATGCCCTCATACGTTGGATTTAGTACTGTAAATTCTGGAAAACCTCGGTCAACTAACTTGTCTACAGGCCCGGCCGGTGGAACTGGTTCTATAGTTACACCCTATGTCATAGGAAATAAATTTGGGTTAGTTGATTCGCCACTGGTTGTGCAAGACTTTGTTAATGCACTAAATATTCGACAAGGCACAAAAGTAGGAAACCCTAGCTACGGGACCACCCTCTGGAGTTTTGTTTTTGAACCCAACACAGCAGATGTACAATTTCAATTAGAAACTGAAATACGCAGGATAGCCAACCAAGATCCAAGACTGATTGTAAATACTGTTCGTGCTTTCCCACAAGAAAACGGTATATTATTAGAAGTTGAAATGGCAGTTTCTCCCTTCAATCAAGCAAATTTGTTAAGTGTGTTCTTTAACAGCTCCACAAATCAAGCGGTCTTGCAATAACCCTTAAAAACCCAAGTTTTAAAGTATGATAAATACTTAAAAGAGAATACTTATGGCTACAAGTTCAAGACAATCAGCATTATTCGGGGTAAACGATTGGAAAGCAATTTACCAAACTTTTAATCAAGCCGATTTTAGAAGTTATGATTATGAAACCTTACGTAAAAGTTTCATAGATTACTTACGTGCATACTACCCTGAAACATTCAATGACTACATTGAAAGTTCTGAATTTATTGCACTGCTTGATGTTATGGCGTTTATGGGTCAGGGTCTTGCTTTCCGCAATGACTTAAATGCCCGTGAAAACTTTATTGATACTGCTGAACGTAGAGATAGTGTTATAAAATTAGCTAATCTTGTTAGCTATACACCTAAACGTAATTTAGCAGGACAGGGTTACTTGAAAGTAACAAGTGTTCGCACTACTCAAAATATTTCAGATTTAAACGGGTTTAATTTGGGTAATGTCCCTATTTTATGGAATGATCCTGCAAACCCAAACTGGCTAGAACAATATAATACCGTTATTAACGCCACATTGGTAAACACTCAACGAGTTGGTTTGCCTGCAAATACAGCACAGATTCTTGGTGTAAAAACAGACGAATATACTTTACAAATTCCAGCAGGCACCTTACCAGTAGTACCATTATCTTCTATAGTTAATGGGTTGAATATGAATTTTGAGTTATGTAGCGTAAGCACAGTAGGTGAAGATTATGTTTATGAATTACCACCTGCCCCAACAAACAAATTCAATATGCTATACCGTAATGACAAATTAGGTTATGGTAGCCCAAATACAGGTTTCTTCTTTTACTTTAAGCAGGGTACACTGACTAATTTTGATTTTGTTTTACAGAATCAAATATCTAATCAAGTAATTGATATTGATATTCAGGGTATTAATAATACCGATACATGGTTATATCAAATTAGCCAAGCTAATGGTGCATACGGATTATGGAAAAAAGTTGACAACATTTATGCCGACGCTTATTTGCAAACTGAAAATTCTGTTAAACAAATTTATTCTGTAAACAGTAGATTCAATGACCAAGTAAGTTATATATTTGGTGATGGCGTTTTTAGTGAAATACCAGTTGGTAATTTTAGATCATATGTACGTGCAGGTAATGCACTGACCTATACAATTCAACCAACTGAAATGCAGGGCATATCAGTTGCAATTAATTATGTAAGTAGAGTTGGTAGGATTGAAACATTAACCGTTGGATTATCATTACAAGTTCCTGTATCAAATGCACAAGTTCGTGAAAGTCTTGCCTCAATTAAACAACGTGCTCCTAGTCGCTACTATACTCAAAATCGTATGGTTAATGGTGAAGATTATACTAACTTCCCGTATACATTGTATAGTTCAATTATCAAAAGTAAAGCTATTAATCGCAGTAGTGTAGGGGTGAGTAAGAATTTAGATTTGTTAGACCCTACTGGAAAATATAGTAGTACAAATAGCTATGCAAATGACGGTGGTGTTTGGTTAGATAATACTAACGGATATTCGACACTAACTATCAATAGTACAGGCGATATCATTACTTTTTTAACAGGAACATTAGCTGCTATACTAGCCGACAATAGATCACTACAATACTATACACAAAATTACACAAGATATAGTATTAATACTGCATCCGGAGATGGTACTTTATTTTGGCAAACCAGTTCAGTAGATGCAAATAGTTTATCAGGATACTTTTACAATATTACTAATGGTGCAGATACTCCTATTCCAACTGGAACATATTCTACCTACAATGCAAAATATATAACCAAAGGTGCATTGCTTAAATTTGTTGCACCAAATGGATATTACTTTGACACTAATAATAGATTAGTAAGTGGCATAGCAGGCCCGTCAGATATAACATATATTTGGACTACCGTATTATCTGTAGTTGGTGATGGATACAATAATGGATTAGGTCAGTTTGCAAATGGCACAGGTCCTATAACATTAAACGGTTATGTTCCTTCTGAGGCTATTTTGACTACCGTTCTACCCTCATTCAGTAACACATTACCTAATAGTGTTATACAAGAATGTATTGTTAGATTAGATTTACAACAAAACTTCTCACTAGTTTTTAATAATTCATTAACTATTGCACAATCACGCTGGAGTGTTGATATCTATAACGCAAGTAATTATTTTGTTAATTTTGAAAGTGTTGGATACAATAGGTACACCGTAACCTATCGCTCATTGGCATATTATTTTGGTAGTGTTGCGGATACCAGATTTACATATGAATCAGGTAAATTAGTTTATGATCCGTTCTCTGGATTAATTCTACAAGATTTTGTAAAAGTATTAGTTACAAATACACAGCCTAGTTCAAACTATGCGTTAAGCGAACCAGTTACTGCTAGTATAATTGGACAAACAGTTGAAAGTGATGGTTATATTAATGACTTTGAAGTTGAAGTTGCTAGTATTGATGTAAATGATAGGACAATCATTAAAAATCCTGACTTCTTTAATGAAATTACTGGTTATGTTACTGGTAGCACTAACATTGGAATATATGCGTTTTTTGAAACAATACAAGATGCTATTAATTTAACTAGACAAGAATTAATAGCTTCATCTAGTTTATCTTATCAATACCCTACAAAAACACAAATTGAAGTTGTCAAGTATGAATATGCGGTTGGACAATTGTTCTATGCATATTCAGAAAATAAATTTTATATTACGGTGCAAGACCCTACAATAATAACTCCTTATTTTACATTAGTTGAGCAATTACAATATAGTATGAAACCAGGACGCCAAGGATTGCAATTTCAATATCGTCATAATAGTAACAATACAACACGTATTGATCCTGCAACTACAAATATTATTGATTTATATGTAGTGACACAAGCATATTATACCCAGTATCAAAATTGGATACAAGATACAACCGACACAGTACCTATGCCAGCAAGACCAACTATCAACGAATTGAGTAATCAATATGGTCAAATACAAGATTACAAAATGTTAACTGATAGTGCTATATTAAACAGTGTAGTGTTTAAACCATTATTTGGACCTAAAGCTGCATCTGCGCTAAGAGGAACCATTAAAGTTATTAAAAATAGTAATACCAATGCAAGTGATAGCGAAATTCGTAGTGCAGTACTGACACAGATGAATAATTACTTCAATATTAACAATTGGAGCTTTGGTGATACGTTTTATTTTAGTGAATTGAGTGCATATATTCACAACCAAATAGGTGAACTTGTCAGTTCTTGCGTGTTAGTTCCTAACGACCCCTCACTACATTTTGGAGATTTATATGAAATTAAATGTTTGCCCTACGAAATATTTGTTAACGCAGCAACATCAAATGACGTACTTGTAATAGCGGCCCTTACTCCCGCCGAATTACAGATAGCATAAGTAGTATATAGCATAGAGATTTTATAAATGGCAACAAGAATTAGAACACTAAATTTTCTACCAGAAATATTTCAAACCAATACCAACAGCCAATTTTTAGCGGCTACGTTGGATCAATTAGTAGCACAACCAAATAATAGAAAGATTCAAGGATATATTGGTAGTAAATTTGGATATGGAGTTAATGCCAAAGACTACTACGTTACTGAACCAACAAAGACAAGAACGGATTATCAACTAGATCCGGGAGTTATTTTCTTAAAAGAAAATGAGACTACTGCTAAAGATTTTATAAGTTATCCTGGCATAATTGATTCGTTAACACTTGCAGGTGGTTTAACTACTGACAATAATAGATTATTTAATAGCGAGTTTTACTCATGGGACTCATTTACTAATTTAGATCCAATAATTAACTTTAATCAATATTATTGGATACCAGAAGGACCTGAACGTGTAGTTATTTCTTCTGATATTGTTTATAGTGCAGATAATTTTATTGTACAACCTGATGCTAGTACATATTTGATTTCGTCTGAGACATTAGCTACTCCTAGCGCCAATCCAACACTAACGCTGTTGAGAGGTGGTGTTTACACTTTTAACATAAATCAAGAAACTCAATTTTGGATTCAAGGTGAGCCGGGAGTAACTGGCTTGAGTCCAACACAGCGCAACGTTAATACTCGTGACGTTTATGGGGTTACAAACAATGGTACAACTAACGGAGTAGTTACATTTAGTGTGCCGCAAAAGAATGCGTTAGATGATTTTTATCATCCGGGTAATAACTTAGTTGATGTTATTTGTACAACCCCATTCAGTGAAATAAACGGGGCTTTGGTAAATGATATTGGTGGCATTGATGGTGTAACTGCACTTGACGGGTTGGTTATTATGTTTTATAACACCGGTGTACCCAATGAAATTGGATATGTAAATAAATTTTATGATCAAACATATTATGATGAAAACGGCGGGGTAATTTACGATGATGCTACAGATTATCCAGGTACATCAGTATTCAACAATAACTATGAGGGTGGTTATTACACAGAAGTAGCTGCAAATTATTATACTGTTAGTTTTTTGGGCGCAATTGACAATCCACAAATTCAGTTGACTCCGTCAGGGCAAATACCAATCAATCAAAAAATAACTGCTACTTACGGAACTGAATGGGTAAACAGAAGTTTTTACAGAAGCACATTAGGTACAATAACTCTTGAACCGTATAATAGTGCTATCTTAGATAGATTATATTATCAAGATGGAACTATTCCAGGTAGAGTGGGTGTAATTAATTTGATTGAAAATAATATTTCAAACCAAATTAATATTATTACTAGTATTTTAGGAAAGCCAAATTACACTGCACCAAACGGAGTAGTATTTACTAATGGTTTAAAAGTTTTATTTCAAGGTGATATATATCCAGCAAGTTTTAATAATGTAGAATATTATGTTGAAGGGGTAGGTACTGCAATTGAATTAATACCAGTAACTACTTTAGTTTCACCCGGTGCATTCTCTGAAGGAGAATATATTCCTTATGATACAGCAGCATATGATGTTGGTAACTATGATTCAAGTTTGTATGTTCCAGTAGTACCTGATTATATTACAATTGCTAGAAATTCAATTAACAGAAATCCGTGGTCAAGAAGTAATCGTTGGTTTCACCTTGATGTCATCAAGGCGACTGCGGCATACAACAATACTCCGTCATTGATTACAAAATATACACAATTAGAAAGTAAAGCAAAACGTCCTATTATTGAATTTTACCCTAACTTAAGAATGTTTAATTCTGGCGCAGTTGGTAAAAATCCTATTGACTTTATCGATACTAAAACAACCGATGCATTTTCTAATGTAGCTGGAAAAATTAATTTTTATCCTGACACTGCTGGATGGACTAGCTATACCGCCACAATTGCTCCAGTAACTGGCGCAAACACATCTATTGTTGCTACTCAAACTATTGGGTTAACTAATTTAGTTTTACTAAGTAGCACCACTGGTTTGTACATAAATGATACGATATCGTTTGGCACCTCATTTGGTGGAATAACCTCAGGTACTACTTACTTTATCACTGGAATTTCAGGAAATTATATTAATATTTCTGAAACAAAACAGGGCAGTAATCTTGTATTGACAACGTCCGGTATTACTTCTGTCACTACTAGCATATACTCTTATAGCACTACTATTACAATACCTACTAGTGATGCATTTGGATTATTTGAAATAGGACAATACATCACTGATTCAACTAATCTTTTACCTGCTATTACTTTTGTAACCAATGTTAACGTATCTGGCACTAATACTATAATTACAATATCATGGTACAACCAATCAACTATTGCTGCTACATCAGTTGCATCAGTTGTTACAGCGGATACCCCGTTAGATAACTATTCACTTTTTGATGGTTCTAGAATAGTGTTTTCTGCTGACAATGACGTTAATGTTAAAAACAAAATATACATTTCACGTTTTTCTACAATAACTTCGGGTAGTACTCCGGTAATTACATTAACTGAAGCAGATGATGGTTTAGTATTACCATATGAACAAACAGCGGTTTATAGAGGTTACAACTATAAAGGTAAAGACTTTTATTTCAATGGTGAAAGTTGGTTTCAGGGTCAGCAAAAAACCCAATTGCAACAGGCACCTAAATTTGATATATTTGATAGTAATGGAATAAGTTTTGGCGACCGTGTTGTTTATGTAGGTACATCATTTGCCGGTAGTACATTATTCTCATATGGAATAGGTGTTGGAGCAAATGACACTGTGTTGGGTTTTCCAATACGTTATAGTGCAGTAGACAATGTAGGTGACATAAGTTTTGATGTTTCTTTAAATTCAGATACGTTTACCTATGTTAACGGAACCACCGCAGTAACTCAAAAAGTAAACACCGGATATGTATATAATTATACATTGGCTTCTGACAACAATCCAATTGCAATAAGACAATTAGGATGGCAAACTGCGGTATCACCTAGCGTTCAATATCAAGTTTTTGAATTTGATTGGAGTTTAATTAACAATTTAAATAATACGTTTGAATGTGATATTGCTCCTATTGTTACTTCCCCGACAAAATGGCCGTTGATTCAAGTTTATATTAATAATAAATATTTGCCTAATGCAGATTGGATCGTTACTGCTGCATCAACCAATACTACGACCGTTATTAATATACCAACCATTGATGCAGTAGAAACTGTTGTACAGATTTTAATATTAAGCGATCAGGTTAGTAAGACTGCTTACTTTCAAACACCAATCAATTTGAATAACAATCCGTTAAACGAAACTCTTACTACAGCTAATATTGGTGATATACGTGGTCAATATCAAAGTATTTTCTATAATAATCCGTATACCACAGGTCAAGTATTTGGACCTAACAATTACCGTGATTTAGGTAATTTAGTTCCATGGGGTAATAGAATAATTCAGAATAGTGCTTCATTAGTTTTACCGGGGACTTTCTTAAGAAATCAAAGCCATAACTTGTTTAATTCTTTACTATACAACAGTAAACAATATATTACTTTTAAAACCTTGTTGGTTGACACCGTTAATAATTCAGATTATTCTAGAATATACACTCCTTCACAGATGCTAGATAATGCACTAGACCAAATAAATGCAGCACACATAGATAGTCAACCATTCTTTTGGAGTGATATGTTGCCGTCAAAAGCACCATACATTACCAATACATATAGCTTTGCAAATACGCTAGATATAAGTGTTTACCCACTAAGTCGTATTTACAATTTTGAAACTGCAAACTACAACGGTGTGTTAGTTTACTTAATTCGTGATGGAGTACAAACTCAATTGGTTAAGGGGGTAGATTATACTGTGGCTACTGATAGCCCTTCATTAACTGTTACTACTGACTTACAGGCTAACGACCAAATTATAATTAATGAATATAATCAAACATACGGAAGTTATGTACCAAACACTCCTACTAAATTAGGATTATATCCTGCGACTATTCCTAGTGTAGTATTGGATACTGCCTATAACCCAGAAACATATTTTATTGTAGGGCACGATGGTTCATTTAATAAATTATACGGTGCATATAATTCTTCTACTAATACCTTAACTGACTTTAGAGATCAAGTATTACTTGAGTATGAGACTCGTGTTTATAACAACTTAAAATTAAGTACTACAGTCCCTGCAGGATCATATCAAGGATTAATTATCCCCGGCTTCTTTAGACAAACTGATTATACATATGATGAATTTTTACAAATCTACAGTGAATCATTTTTAAACTGGGTTGGACAAAACAGAATTGATTATAAAACTCAATTTTACAATTCTACAAATCAATTTACATATAACTACAGAGATAGTGCCAATAAAATAGATAAGCAACCTATTGAACAAGGATATTTTAGAGGATTGTATTTGTATTTCTATGACACCTCTACCCCAAATGAAACACCTTGGGAAATGTTAGGATTGGCTAATCAACCAACTTGGTGGGCGACACGATATGGTGCTGCACCATATACAAGTGATAACTTAGTTTTGTGGAATGATTTAGCAGCAGGTTTAGTTTGGAACAACGGCAATTCATTCATCAAACCTAGCTATGCTCGCCCTGGATTATTAAATATAATTCCTGTAAATAGCAATGGCGATCTTTTACCCCCATTAGAATCAGTAGTAGGTAATTACGATAAATTCTTATTTCAACGTGATTGGCAAGTAGGTGATGTAGGTCCTGCAGAATTTAGCTATCGTAGAAGCAGTACATGGCCATTTGATTTGATGCGTATATTAGCAGTAACTAAACCGACAGACTTCTTTAATTTAGGAGTTGACGTTGACAATTACAAATATAATGCAGAATTTAATCAGTATCTAGTAAATGATAGAAGTCATTTAGTTATAAGTAATGTACCAATATATGGTTTAGGTACTCCTGCAACTAGTTATATTAACTGGATTGTTGATTATGAAAAGCAAATTGGTGTAGATGCAACAACTAATATAACCACTTTACTGAATAACTTAGATGTTCGTTTAGTATATCGTGTTGCTGGTTTTAGTGATAAAAACTTATTAAAATTTTATGTAGAAAAGAGTTCGGCAAATAGCAACAACAGTTCATTATTAATACCTGACGAAAGTTACGGATTAATATTGTATGAAAATCAACCGTTTGACAGAATTGTATATAGCGGAGTAGTAATTCAAATAACCGATAACGGTTTTAAAATTTACGGAAATAATCAAACCAATGCATACTTTAAAGCATTGACACCTAAATTTACCGGAAACGCACAACAGATTAAAGTTGAAGGGTTGACGGTAGAAGTTACTAATAGCTTTTATGATACTGTGCAGACAATACCGTACGGCACTGAATTATATAATGTACAACAGGTATCACAATTTTTGATTAGTTATGGAGAATACTTAAGAACTCAGGGCATGGTATATGATGAGATAGAAAACGGCATTCCAATCAATTGGACTCAAATGGTTGCTGAATTCTTATATTGGTCACAAATTGGCTGGGAAGTGGGAAGTATCACTACAATAAATCCTGCAGCTAATTTATTATTAATAGACAAAGAAAGTCGTATTGTACAACCATTGACAATGCAACAAACTAACTTTATATTGAATCAAGATTTATATCCAATTCCAATAAATGATTTAAGGGTAGTTCGTGAAGGAACTGCTTTTTCTGCTAAGCCAATGAATGTGGGTGATGCAATTAGCTATGGACAATTTGACATTAGTAACATTGAAAATGGTATTGTTTTTGATAATGTAACCTTGTTTAATGATGTGATTTATAATTTAGTTACAGGTTTAAGACAATATCGTATTAGTGTTAATGGAACAAAAACTGCCGATTGGACAGGTAATATTGATGCAGCTGGATTTATTTTAAATCAAAATAACATTGTAGAGTGGAATAAAGAAATAAAATATACTGCTGGCTCTATTGTAAAATATAAAAACAAATACTGGTCTGCACTTAAAATAATACAAGCATCTTCTGTATTCAACGAACGTGATTGGAAAGAAACTCCATACGATCAAATTCAAAAAGGATTATTACCTAATAGTCAAACACGTTCATATGAAAGCACATTATACTATGACGTAAATAAAGCTAATTTAGAAAATGATGCAGATTTATTATCATTCTCATTGATTGGATATCGTCCAAGAGATTATCTTGCATTAGTTGACTTAACTGATATTACTCAAGTTAATGTTTATCAAAATTTAATCAAAGACAAAGGTACATTAAATGCAGCTAGTGCATTTAAGGGTGCTAAGTTGCCGCAAGGTGGAATTGATTATGATGTTTATGAAAACTGGGCTATTAAATCGGGTGAGTTTGGTGGAACACTTAACAACAATTTTATTGAATTTAGATTGAGTCAGCCGAATCTTACAGGTAATCCATCTATTGTTGGTTTAACCAACGGCGTATATACTGATGGTGTACAACAGGAAGTTCCGTTGTATAGCGTATTCAACTATGGGATACCAATAACATCTCCTAATATATTACCAACCATATCAACTGCACAACCATCGGCATTGTACCCTACAGCAGGTTATGTAAATTATAATGATGTTAAAATGGCTAGCTATTATTATTCTGGATTATATCTTGCTAAGAATGCTGCCGGAACAACTATTCCTATTAATGAATTTTATGTCCGTGACTATGTTTGGGTTGCTAATTATCTTTCAACTTGGCAAGTTTATACACCTAGTAGTTTGGGTTCAATAATAAATGCTAAAAATAATTTAAACAATACAGTTACTATAACATTTAGTCAACCTCACAACTTAACTAGATATCAACCATTTGCAATTGTTAATTTTGATGCTTCAATTAATAATTATTATATTGTATCAGCAGTGGTTGATGAATTCAACGTTATTATTAATTTAGCGTTAAATCCGCAAATTAAAAATGTTACTGGTCAAGGCATTGGTTTTAGTTTACAAAGTCAACGTGTTGCTACTGCGCCTGAAATAATTAATTTACCTTTATTGGAAAACGAATTTAATAAATTAAAAGTTTGGGTAGACACAAACAACAACGGTGATTGGGCTGTTTACCGCAAGAGTTTAAATTATCAATATAATAAAGAAATAACGCACCCATTAAGTCAATCATTTGGTAGTGCAGTTGCGTATACTAATAAATTGGCATACTTAATTGGTGATAGTAATGCCGGTAAAGTATATCGTTACAGATATAATGAACTTGATGATTCATATATTATATCTCAAACTCTAACTAATAATGCATCGTTTGGCTCTAACATTTCTTATTCTGATGATTTGTTTGTCATTTCGGAACCAACAGGTAACGTTTATGTATATCAATTGATAACTACAACGTTAACGAATAAATTAAACTTGTATCAAACTATTCCCGCGCCGAGCGGAGTTACTACTTGGGGAACATCAACTGCAATTTCGGGAGACAAGAATTGGCTTTACATTTCTGCTATAGATAACAACACTGTTTATGTATATCGCAAAATGAATGTGTCAATGATTGCCACTGCATTTACTGTGGGAAATACTTATGTAATTGAATCCTTGGGTACAACTGATTGGAATACTGTAGCAGGAACGTCAGGTGAAACATATGCAGTGGGTAACACTATCATTGCTGCTAGTGTAGGTACTGGAACTGGAACTGCACTAAATGTAACTTATATTAAGGTAGATACTCTTACTACAAGTTTATCAGCAGGTGATAATTTTGGATATGCTATTGCAACTGACTATTACGGAGATTCAGTAATAATAGGTACACCTCAACAAGATTACAATGTTACCACTCAGAATTATGGTTACACATATGTGTTTGCTAGAACTGTTCAAAATTTTAAAGCACAATCAACTAACCAAGCATATATTCCATTGACGTTTGCATTAGCATGGACACCTACTACAGGAACAGCAGCTTCTGCATCAACTAGTGGTACTACAATTACTTTAGGCGGTGCAGGCATAACTAATTTAGCAAACTATGTAAACTATCCTGTAATCTTTTCTGGTACATTAATATCAGGTGGCGCACTAAATCAAAATACAGTTTATTACATAAAGACTGTAACAAACAATACTCAATTTAGTATTAGTGCTACACGCGGCGGTACTGCTATTGCTTTAGCTACGGATACCGGAACAGGCATGGTTGTTACAGTACAAGAAACTCCATTATTTGTTACAATAAATGGAGCTCCGTTGACCGATGATTATTATGCAGTAATAAGTTCAACATTCTATGTATATAGTAAGGCAACATCAACTGTTAACGCCGGTGATATTATAAATGTAAGTGGTATTAATTTTGTATTGACTCAAACATTAACAAATGAAGAAACACCTAGAGTTGGTGTACAGTTTGGATTAAGTGTAGACACTAACACATTTGCAAACGAAATACTAATTGGCGCACCGTTTGAATTATCTCAACAAAACTATGAAGGTGCTGTTCATAGATATACTAACGGTGGTGAAAGATATGGTACTATTATTGGTACAGTAAATTGTAATATTACTACACCAAGAACAATTTTATTAAATGGTTACAAAGCTATATTACCAGTGGGAAATGCAACCACAGTAGCAGCAAGTATTAATTTACTATCTCTTACTAATATTCAAGCAAGTGCAGTAGACGGTAAGTTAATTATTGCATTAGTAAATGTTGATTTAGGTATTGCTGGTAACAAGCTATCATTAACTGTACTAGATACTGCTACGTTGGGTGAAATGGGTGTAACTTTATTCAAGCAAACACAGAAAATAAATTGCCCACACTTAACGGGAAGAACACAATTTGGTACTGTAGTTAAGTTTGACAATTCTGGATCATTCGTTGCAAGCGCACCAGTAGGAACTCGTTTTTCATCTACTACATTTGATTTTACTGATGATGAATTAGATAATGATACTGTATTTGATAACAACGCCACTAAGTGGGTAGATACTTTTACTAATGCTGGTGCAGTGTATATGTTTGATTATCTATCTACATACAATGAAAGTTTAGACAATCCAGGTAAATTTGTATACGCACAAAGCACCAATGCTATTGATTTAGATTACGGACCACAACCATACTATGGTACTGCACTGGATTTCAATGATAACCGCGTCACAATAGGTACACCTAATTTTAACCCAGTAAGTGATACTACTGATACTCTCGGCCAAGTAGTAACATATGTAAGTCAAAATTCTGAACCAGATTGGGCTGTATATAGAAGTTCTTCTGAGGTAGTTGATATCAACGGAGTGTTCAACATTCAATTGTTCAGCGCAATTACAAATGAAACTTTAGTAAATTTAGATTATATTGATCCTCTTCAGGGTAAATTATTAGGTGCAGTAACAGAAAATATTGATGTTGTTTCTAATAATGATCCGGCATCATATAACTCACCCGGATTCACTCAAAGTGGTTTAGTGTGGGGCGCAGACAAAATAGGTCAAATTTGGTTTGATACTTCAAACGCACGTTTTATGAATTATCATCAAAATGATGTTAATTATAACAGTCAATACTGGGGTAGAGTTTTCCCTGGTAGTGATATTGCAGTCTATTCTTGGATAGCAAGTGCAGTCCCGCCGGCACAATATACTGGTCCGGGTTTGCCTTATAGTATTAATAACTATACGATTCGCGGAATAATAAATGCTGAAGGATTAATTACGCCTGTATATTATTTCTGGGCTAGAAACACTAATATAGTATTTGATAGATTGGGCAAAACATTAGCTGATTCTACTTTACAATCATATATTGCACAACCTCAACTTTCAGGTATAAGTTATTTTACTCCGTTATTACCAAATGTATTTGGATTGTATAATTGTTTTGAATATATAAATGCAACTGATACTGTACTACATATAGGATATTCTGTCACTGCCAATGATGATGTAGCACACAATCAATATAGTTTGATTCGTGCAAATTATGCAGACGATTTCTTAAGCGGCATACCCGGGTCAGGTGCCTTGTATCAAAATCATGCATCTGCTGGAATAATTGAACCAATTGGTCTTTATAATAGAATGCTAGATAGTATGTGCGGAGTTGATAACGCAGGTGGAGTTGTACCTGATCCGTTATTACCTAAGGCTGTGCAGACTGGTGTATTAGCAAGACCGAGACAAGGTTTCTTCTATAATAGATTTGGTGCATTAAAAAATTACTTGCAATATGCTAATGTGATATTAGCCCAGTTTCCTATCATTGAAACAAGAAATCCTCAATTCTTGTATAGATCAGGTGAATTCTTTGATACTCGTAATTATTGGAATACAATTAATTGGTGGGCACCCGGCTATAATGATAATACAAAATCTTCATTACAAGTACCTATCTATGCAGATTTGTCTACTTTAGCTGTTCCTGTTGGAACTATCGTAACTGTTGCAGCCAATAGTTCAGGTAATTCAGAAACTTATATCTACGAAGGTGGAACTGTTTGGGTACGAATTGGATTGGCAAACGGTACTATAGAATTTAGTAGTACTCTTTGGGATTACGCTGAAGCTAAGTTAGGATTTGGGGACAACTTCTTTGACACTAATCTATATGATGAGTATCCATCAGTGGAAACACGTTATATAATTCGTGCATTGAATGAAGAAATTTACACAAATGAATTACTAATTTTCAGAAACAAAAGTTTAATTTTATTATTTGAATACATTCAAAGTGAAACTATTGAAAGTCAAAATTACTTAACTTGGTTAAACAAGACCTCATTCTTAGATGTATCGCATACTATTCGTGAATTACTTCCACTGGAAGTATTTCGTTCTGACAATCAATTGTTCTTAGAAGGTTACTTAAATGAGGTTAAGCCCTTTCATGTAGTAATTAAAGAATTTATTTTTAAGTACACTAAAACTGAAATATTTGAAGGTGACATAACTGATTTTGATCTACCGGCACAATATAATGCTGAGATAGCACAGTTTGTAACACCACAACTTGTTTATGCTAACGCAAGTGGAGACAATCAATACTTATCAACTGATCCAATATGGCAAACAGCTCCGTATAGTCAATGGTATGAAAATTATGGATTAAGTGTTTCAGGTCAAGACGGATATCAAATATCAGTTTTAACTTCTTATATGTCGTTGAATTCTACTTCATGCTTTGTTGATAATATAAACGGTTTCCCTGTAACAGGTACTATCAAAATAGGTGAAGAATATTTAAGTTATTCTAACAGAAATTTAGCAACTAGTGAGTTGACCGGATTATCCCGTGGTATACACGGAACTTTGGTATCAATACACATTCCTGGCGAAGATATCTTTATAGATTTGCCGGCGGTGTTGATTCTTAACTCAGGCCGAGGATACGAAAATCCACCTAGAGTTACTGCGTATATTGATACTTTTATATATCCTGCACCAAGAGTACCTGCTAAATTAGAACCTATAATGAGTTTAGGAATCGTTGTGGGTGTTAATGTTCTTGACCCGGGCGAAGGTTATGCAGTCTTACCTCAAATTATAATTGATCCTGCATTTACAGTATCAGTTAATAGTGATCAAGTAAATATTTTAACAAACACAATTGGAATAAGTAGTCCTACATTGCAAACTGGTGACTTAGTAGTTTATACTTTAGCAGTGGATGGAACAGAAATTATAGGATTGGTGCCGGGACAACGTTATTATGTGAACCTTTTAGAGATAAGTCCTTCTCCAATAATTGCGCTTTACGCTTCTTATTTAAATGCATTGCGTGATCATAATCGTATTGTTTTAGGGTCACAGGGAAGCGGTTCTCAATACTTTAGTGTAGGTGCAATTGGTAGCTGTGTTACTAGTTCACTACCAGTAAGAGAAAATAATATTGCGTTACGATTTGATAGAACAACATACAATTCTCAAGTAATGCCATGGACGCCTGGTAATTTTTATGGGTCATTCTATGCCGGTACTATCAACAATAGTGCAGAGATTTCATCATCTTCTATAACATTAGAAAATACTTCACCTCCAATAAGTCAAATTTTGGCTAGCGCACACGGAGTTAGTTTTGAAATTTTAAATGCTGAAAATCAACAGACTTTGACTTGGTCTTCAAGAACCAGATCAACAGTTCAGACTTATGGACCGGCAACATTGTATCCAAACACAATAAGAATTAACCCTAGTTCAGGTGGAGCATCAGTAGACAGCTATATAGGTTCTACGATTGGTTTTTATATTGGCATGCCTGTTAAATTTGTAGGATCAACTATTGGCACGACACTAACTGATGGAGTGACATATTATGTAAAATCTTTAGTTAAGTTACCAAATCCTGATACTAGTATATTAGAGGATACTGGCTTTACTATTTCTACTACAGTCGATGATAACGGAAACCCAGGAGCTGTATTGGCACAAAATACTGCTACCGTCGTTACTGCTGGACTTACTTTATATGTTGGTCAATTGACAAATCTTGCGGTGTTAACAATTAATTATGCTGGTATACGAACAGTAACTGCTACAACAAGCGGAACAAATCGTGTTACAGTTCAATTGACACTTACAGGTCAAGACGGTACTACCGGATTATATTTAGGTACTCCTATATTCTTTACCGGAAATGTGTTTGGTGGAGTTGTTGAAAATGAAATTTATTACGTAATAACAATCATTGACAACCAAACTTTTACAATGTCTTTGAATAATGATCCAATAACGTTTGAAGTTACTGCTACTGCATCTAGTAATAATTCTATTTCATGTGATAGCACCTCTGGATTAGCAGTAAATGATCCTGTCATATTTACTGGAACTACATTTGGTAATATAGTTGCTGGAGCAACTTATTATGTAAGAGAGATATTCTCGGGAAACACATCATTCTCTATTGCTACCACAGTAAATGGCGCCGCGGTTATACTAACTACTGCCACTGGGTCTTGCACTCTAACAAGTCAAGAAAATGCATTAGGATTAACTACTGCTACCGGTACAATGACAATGAACATAGGTTTACCAGTAAGCCCTGGACAAATCAATGGTCAAGAATTTACTCTATACGAAACATCTAATCAATATTCTAATGTTTCTGGTAATGTCTCTAATTTATTAACTAGAGAAATACAAGCCACACTAGCAACTGTTGGAAGAATCTGCTTGTCAAGCACAGGCATTGGTTTAACTAATATTTACAATAACTTAAAATTTAATATTGAAAGTAGTGTAGGTGGACTTACAGTTGCAGGTGGACCATATACAGTCACTGGTACTGGTACTACTGAGATTGTAGTTACAAGCACAACAAGCACCGGCAATTGGTTAATATTACCAATTAGTGAAAATCCAGATACAACTAATGTATTGTATGTAGGCATGCCGTTGCGTTTTAGTGGAACATCATTGGGAGGAGTTTCATTGGGTGAGGTATATTATGTATATGCTATTGACACCCCTGGAGTTTCTTCAGGAAGATTTAAAATATCATCAGATGTTAATTTGGGAAGTTTATTCACTGTAACTAATAGTAACGGATCAATGACTGGTTCAGGTGATCCTTATATTGAAATATCTGACTCACTTAAAAATTCAGTACAATCAGCATCAATTACCACTGCTAGTCCAGCAGTTGTTACAGTAGCAAACGGTGATGCTTACGTTAATGGAACTGCTATACGATTTGATACTACTGGCTCATTACCTGTACCATTATCATCAGAAGTAACTTACTATGTTAAGAATTCATCCGGTGGAGTTAACGGTACATTTAATATTGCATATAGCCCAACTGGAGTAAACATCAATACTACAATAGCAGGTTCGGGATCATATATAGTACGCCAAGCACCGGTAACCCTTACACAACAAACTGGGACTACTTCAGTATTTGATGTTAGTTATATACTGGGCGGATATAGATCAACTATCATTACAAATGGAACCGGCTATGCAGTAGATAATATTATAACTATTTCAGGTGTAGATTTGGGCGGGACAACTCCTGTAAATGATTTGCAATTGACAGTATTAACTATCAATTCAACCGGCGGAGTAACATCAGCAATTGCTAATGGAACTCCGAGTGGAGTTGTATCTAATTATTACTTAAAGGTGTTGAGTGAAACTCAAGTTGGTGTATACAGTAACCCTAACTTAACAGTTCCTGTAAGTGGAGAAAATTTCCCGTATATAGGCACTACTTCAACTGCTGCAACTGCTACTAATTCTATAAATGATAGAGTTACTGTGACAAGTTCTGCTGCGTTTGATGTTAATGATCCAGTGGTATTTACCGGAACAGTGTTTGGTGATATTGTATTGGGTAATACTTATTATATTAAGAGTAAGCCAACATCAACCACAGTAACTATTTCTGAAACAATGGGAGGAAGCACATTCCAATTAGCTACTAGTTCAGGTTCTGGAATGACAATGGCTAAATCAGGTGATTACGTATTCTTACCTGAACCATTTTTCTTTAACCCTAGTATTGTAAAGTACAACAATCGTTTATATCAATGTATTATCAGTAACAACGATCCTGACTTTATCTTTGGTAAATGGGAATTGCTAACATCGGGCGACAAGAAATTAAATGCACTAGATAGAATTATTGGTTACTATCAACCAACTATTAATATGCCGGGTGTAGATTTAACTCAATTGGTTAGTGGGATAACATATCCAAATAGTACTTATATGGGTAATGCTTTTGCTCCGGCTGATGAGTATACAGTAGACACTGTATTGAAAGACCAGCCGTTCTATCCAACCGGGGTAGATTTAAAGGCTATTGTTTGGAATGGACTAGTATACATTGCTGGTTCAGATGCTAGTACATATTCTGCATTTAATGTAAGTGCTGATGCAACAACTTGGTCTATTAACAAGTTAGCAAATCAATCATTGCTTATTACTGATTTGTTATATGCTGGTGGAAGCTATGTTATAACTACAAATAATAGTGCAACTCCTATTCTAGTGAGTGACAATGGATATACTTGGATTAGTAACGGAACATTTACCCCGTTCGATGGCATACCATACGACATGGGTAACTTTGACGTATCATCAGTATTGGTTCCTTCATTATCATTGAATAGTGTAACATATCATAATGGTGTATATGTTGCTGCGGGACAGAATATTGTTACTTCTACTGATTTATATTCTTGGACTGAACGCTATGCCTTTACAAATGGATTAACAAATGTATTCAATGGAGTTACTTATGTTAGCACCCCTGGATATACTGGGTTTTTAGCAATAGGATTTGGCCAACAATTAATAACTGGAATTGCAATTAATTTTGCTATTATATATACAAGTCCAGACGCTTATACTTGGACTCAAATCACATTTAATGGAACTAGCTTGGGCTTTAATAGCATTGCATCTAACAATCAAACGATTGTGGCAGTAGGTGATGATGGTATAGTTTACACTAGTTTCAATACCATAAACTGGTTCCCTCAATCATCTACTGTGGCAAATACATTAACCAATGTTATTTGGGATAGTTACAATAACATATTTGTCGCAGTTGGACACAATGGTGTAATATTGACAGGTACTAGTGATGGTATAACATGGACTCAGAGAACATCAGGTGTAACATCTATATTAGAAAGCACTGTTTGGAATAATGATGCAGAACAATATGTAGTAGTTGGACGCAATAATGCGATTTTAACAAGTCCAGATGCAATAACATGGGCTATATCTGCAACGTTCGAAACCACTCCATCTATATACACAGTTGAAGGAGATGCATTTACTTCAGGTTACGGCCCAGAAGAATTAGTACCCGGAGTAGTATCTGATAATATTACAATGACTGTGGCAACTCGTCCTGGAACTGACTGGGATGAAACAGTGTATCAACACGTAGGTTATAATGTAGTTTCATTGGAAATTACCCCAACTAATGCAAGTCAAGTTCTTTATGATTTTTATAATGTAGTAACCACACCGGCACAATTATCAGTGTTTGTAATAGATTATACAACTGGATTAAGTTCTTCAATTTATGAAGGTCTTGATTACTCAATAGATTGGGTCAATAAAGTTGTAGAATTAAATACTCCCATAACATATGTTGCACCGGGCACAGCAGACACCTTAAGAATTGATGTGTATGAAGTTGGCAATGGTGATCAATTAGTAAAAGCCAATACTGAAACTGATCCAATTAGAACTAATGAAATAACTGGCTTTAATGAAGTATATGTAAATGCAAATTATAGTGCAAGCATATATCAAGGATCAGGCATTATTAGACCGGATACGTCTCCGATTTATGTTCTTGCAGTTAAAACTGATGGCATTACAAATGCAATAACATGCGATGCTGCAAATTCCTTCACATTAAATAGTCCTATAACTTTCAGTGGTTCAGTATTTGGTGGAATAGTTGAAGACCAAGTGTACTATGTAAAAACAATTGGTGCAGCTTCAAATAGAATTACTATATCTGAAACATATAACCTATCAACCGGTACCGCAGGTGAAACATTCTTGTTGACAAGTGCTACTGGCTCTATGGAAGTAATTATTCAAGTTGGTACTGGGTTGCCGTGGACTTCACCGGCAGTCTATCACAACGGTAATTTGCTTGTTTTAGGTGCTACTGCTTTAGTTATTAAAACAAAATCTAGTAACAACGCAATTACTACTGTAAGTACCGGTGGATTAATTGTTAATTCACCCATCGTATTCAGTGATACAATGTTTGGTGATGTGATTGTTCCACAACAAGTTTACTATATAAAACAAATTATTGACGGTAATGAATTTACTATCTCTGAAACTCAAGGTGGAACGGTATTGACATTGACGGATGCAACCGGTGGCGCAGCATTTGTAACTAATGATTATGCAATTGGATTAGCAGACAATAGTATTACCGCAGCACTTATATTTGCAAGCCAATACAACACTACAGATGATTACTTGACATATACTTTATTAGGTCAAACAGTACCAATTCAATATGGCTATACAATACCTCAAGTTGAATTGTTTACTGGAGATGCTGTGGGAACTGCTTCATTTGCATTAAGTAATTATGTAGGTGGAGATAACCCAACAAATGCCATTGTAGAAATAAACGGTGTAAGACAAACTGAATCTGCGTATACTATAAGTTCATTAACCAATAATATTTTATTCTACGTACCGCCGGCAAACGGTGATGTAGTAGCAGTAACAACGTATAATCAAACTGCACGACAGTATTTACATACTCAATATGGAATAACGGGTTCAAGTGGATCACAGTTGACCACTATTACAGTAGGTTCAACTACGCATGATGTAAGTACTTTTGACCAAAATACCCCTACAGTTAATACATTTGACCAAGATACACCGTCAACAATTGCTTATGACCAAGAATTAAATTACTTAACACTAGCTTCAGGAACTACTAGTAGCTTGACTGTAAATAGTCCAATAATATTCTCTAGTCCGGCAATTGGTGGAATTGTAGCTGGACAAATATATTACATAACTGGTATATTAAATTCAACTGATTTCACCGTTTCTACTACTGTTGGTGGATTACCTACAGTAGTTACTACTAGCAGTGGTTCAATGGCAGGCGTAGTTAACGGATTGACTGTTGCAAATATTGTTGCTATTAACAATAACATTACTCCACCTATATTAACATTACCTATATCAGGTACTCAAAGTACTACGAATTATGTATTGTGCGGTAACACTGCCGGGTTAGTTACAACTCAAAATATTATATTTAAATCTCCTGTGTTTGCTGCTAATAGTCTTGTTAATACTAAAATTTATCAAATTCTTACCTTGGGTACTACTAATTGGACTGCTATTGGTGCAAGTGCAACCCCATATGAAGGAGAAATATTTACAGCTACCGGAGCAGGCACTGGAACTGGCACTGCAATATTAGCTAACGTAGGTGGAATTGATACAACCGGCCAAGTATATTTTGTTGGTACTATCGTCAGTACAACAGAGTTTACTATAGTAGATCAATTTAATAATGTAATTACATTAACTACCTCATCTGAAAGTCTCATTTCATATTTGGGCGGTACTCCTGCTATTAGAGTAACTACTGGAATAGATAACAACTTAGTAGAAGCTGATATAGTTCGTATTGATGGTTTGGTTGGCGCTACTCAACTAAACAACAATACATATTATGTTCATATAATAACTAACACTATTTTTGATTTATATACTCAGCCATTCAATCCGGCATTGAATGCTGTAAATTATCCTGTAACTAGTATCTCTGCATATGTGTCAGATGGATATGTTTGGATAGATGAATTGTTTACAATTGTTGATACTCTTGCAACTTCTACAACAGCAGTTGGTAATAGAATTACTGTTAACGATACTAATGTTTTAGTACCAAATACTCCAGTAATCTTTACTAAATTGGGTGTTGCTGCTGGAACTGATCTTATGGGAGGCATAATAGCAAAAACACAATATTATGTTTATGTAGTAAGACCTGAAATTGCTGCTGGTAATTTTATTGTGGGTAATCAATATGAGATTGTTATATTAGGGACAACTGATTGGAATACGGCTGCCGGAACATCTGCTATCACATATGCAGTAGGTGACACATTTATTGCAGCCGCCCCTGGATCAGGCACCGGCTTTGCTACCGGCTTACAAGAGTTTACTATTACTGAAAACAGATATCCAGACCAAGCTGAAGTTGTACTAGTTAATGACACCGGGTCAATTAATGTTACTGAGTTTGAGCAAGTCAATGTTGACAGATTATGGGTAACAGTTAATGGTTATAGAGTACCTTCATCTAAGTTGAAATTGAATGAATATAATAACTTGAGCATATTGACAACCGTTCAAACGGGAGATCAAATTATTATAACAAGTATGATGCCAACGGCAACACCAAATGAAGAAGTATATTTGCTAAATGTAAATACGTCAAACGAAGCGTCTGTGTATAGAGCAAATATACAGACTAGAACTTGGTTAACACAACCACTTAACTTTACCGATGAAGTTATCTATTTAAATGATGTGCATCGTGTTACTGATAGCATAGTTCAAAATGTAGCATGTCCGGCACCAATAGACGGAAAATATAATATTGGATTAAGTTCTGATAAAAATACTATCTGTCACTTTACTGTTTACAACACAACCACTTCAGTTACAATAAATCAGTCAAACCTTAAGATAATTATTGTAGATACTGCTCCTATTTTGCAGATTTACGGTCAAGTAGCTGAGGGGGATGAGTTAGTAATAACTTCAATTGTGGGTCGTTTGATATATCTAAACGGAGAGCAAATTGGGTTTGGTGAGTGTAATGTAGAAACCAACACAATAAGTCTATTGTCTAGGGGCGCAAATGGAACCGGAGTACAAAATTATATTCCTGTCTATACTGAAGTATTTGGAATAATACCTATCAATAGGATGTCAGATGTATTATATTCTAGTGAATGGAATCCTATACCGGGAGTTTATAACACAGTAGAAGGTGATCCATTGCAGATTGCAGATACAGCAGGCGCGGATTTCTTAAGAACGGATAGAAACTAAAGATAAATAAATATATGAACGAAAAAGTGGAACAAAACAATCAAAAACAGCCCGAGAAACCTGGCCCTAAGCCAAATGAACACGGGGGTTTTTATTTTTCTTCCGGAATAAAAATAACAGACCCAAACACTAAAGAAGTACTGGTTCACATGCGAGGCGATAATTAATGTCAGTAATAACACTATCATATAAAATAGAAGGGTTTTTGAAAATCTACGATCCCAATGACGGGGAAATATTTGTAGATAAGAAAAATGCTATTAATTACGAAAATATGTCAGAAGCTATTGCTGACACATTAAGCAGTCGTGGTTTTGGTGAAATCTATGAAATGGCTTTTGGTAACGGCGGGGCCAGCGTATCTGATACCGGAGTTATCACGTATTTGCCACCAAACGTTACTGGACAGAATGCAGCACTGTATAATCAAACTTACGCTAAAATCGTTGACGATACTAGTGTTTTTAATTTAGATCCTACACGTAACAAGATGACTGTTACCCATACAACGGGCAAATATTATACTGATATTTTGGTACAATGTTTGCTAGATTACGGCGAACCAGCAGGTCAAGCAGCATTTGATAATAGCACACAAACTGATAGTTCTTATATTTTTGACGAATTGGGTTTACTTGCTAATTACGGGTCAGATAGTTCAGGAGCAATTATCACACGACTATTAACCCACGTGATTTTTCACCCTGTACAAAAGAGTTTAAATAGGCAAATTCAAATTGATTACACTGTCAGAATTCAAAGTTTGACGAATTTAGTAACAATATAAGATAAATAACAGATATCGGAGTAATTTTAAAATGGCATATACAATTGTAAAAAGTAATGGTCAAGTACTGACAACCATTGCTGATGGTACTATCAACACTAGCAGTACTTCCCTAGCATTACCGGGTAGGAACTATGCTGGGTACGGAGCATACTTAGATACAAACTTTGTACACCAACTAGAAAACTATGCTAACGCAAGTCCTCCTGCTAATCCATTAGCAGGTCAGTTGTGGTATAACACTAACTCAAATACAATGTATGTTTGCCCTGCAGATGGAACAAGTTCAGCTAGCAATTGGTTAGCACTAACTTCAACATCTAGTGGTGGAACAACAACGTTTGGTGCAGTTACAGTTACTGGAAATATTGGTGCAAACAATATGACTATTACTGGAGCTATTACTGCAAATTCTATCACAGTAACTACTGCAACAGTAACTGCAAATGCTACTATTGCTACTGCAAATATAACAACAGGCAATATTGGAACATTAAACACTACTACAATAACAACTGGTAGTGCAACAACTGCCGGTACATTTACAGGGACTTGGACATTGAACGGTACAGGGACAGCAAACTCTGTTGCTGGTACAGGTCTTTATATTAACTCAGGTAATATCGTAGTCAATAATGCAGGTAATTCGTATGGTATTAAAACTGATAGATATATGTATGCAAATGGTACACCAATTAGCTTTGCAGGTACATACAACAATGGTAACGTATATGATTATTTGACTGGTTCAAATGCAGTTTCTCAATTTGCCGGTGTAATTGCTCCTTCTTCTGTAACAACAGCAAACATCACTACCGGTGGAAACACAGTTGCAGGACAAATTACAGGTAACTGGACATTAACATCTGGTTCTAGATTACTAGCAACATATGCTGACTTGGCAGAACGCTTTGCAGCAGATGCCTATTATGATGCAGGAACCGTAGTTGAATTGGGCGGAGAACAAGAAATTACTAGTGTAAAATATGAATTAAGTGAAGATATTTTTGGTGTTATCTCTGACTCTGCTGCTTACTTGATGAATTCAGGTGCAGGTACTGATACTACTCACCCGCCGGTAGCTATGACAGGGCGTGTTCAAGTAAAAGTCACTGGTATAGTAAAGAAGGGTGACCGTCTAGTTAGTGCAGGCAACGGAATAGCAAGAGCAGCTAAAATAGGTGAAGCAACTGCATTTAACGTAATTGGTCGTGCATTAGCTAATAAATTTGATGATAGTATTGGTACTGTGTTAGCAACTGTCACGGTATCAAAATAAGGATTTAAAATGACATACGCACAATATGGACAAATTGCAGCAGCGGATTATAATACTTTAGTAGGTACTAATCCAAACACTACATCAGGTACACTAAACACGGTTTGGTCTACTGGTGGAACAACTGCTGGATATGGTCAAACTGCAATCGCAACTATAGCTACCGGAGACTCTGTTGCTGCTGCAAACTGGGCAAATCTTGTAAACAAAACTTCAAATTCAGCTTCTCATCAAGGAACATCAATTACTAGTGTTACTGCTCCGGTAGCAGGTGGAACAGTAACTTACTTGTCTGCAATACCTACTAATTTAACAACTATTTACACAAGTAGATTGAATGCAGCTACACAAGGTAGTACTACTGCTAATACTGCAACACGTGGAAGTTCATGGTCAACACAGATTTTGTTTACACATACTGTAACATTTGCAAACGGTGATGCTGCTAGGTATTTCTTTAACTCAGGCGGTCAATTAAAAATAACTTGTTCGCAACCTACTGGTACAGCAATTGATAACTTATGGAATGCATTGGCAACTGCTGTAGGTACAATTACTATTAGCGCACCATCGTCAGGTACTGCAACTATAGCTAGCACTTCATACACCGGTGTTAAGAAAGTAGGCGGCAGCGGAACACCTACCGTAAGTACAAATAATGGGTACTATGCACTAACTACTGCAAATGCAAATATATTTTCTCAAACGGCAGCAACTGGGCCAAGCGGATACTTAGGTTCATATATTAGCGTTAACGTTAAAAGTAATGGAACCCAAGGTTCTAATGGTGACACAGGTAGTATTATAACAATTTATACACTTTGGGATGAAGTTCCAGATGGTTATTCAGTAGCACTTGGTGCAGCAACAACTGTAACAGCACAAGCACCCGAAACTACTTACTTAGCTAATACTTGGGGAACAATCTCCGTTACTGGAACTGTAGCATAATTTTTTTCACATTGTCTTTATATCCATCTAAATACTCATAGGAGTACTCATGGATACAAAGACACTAATCACCGAAGCCAAAGCCCGCTTCAATCATAACTCAGCCAAAGCATATCTCAAAGACAAGTACGATAGTAAGTTTATTGTAGCCGATCAGGCTGGACTTTGGAGAGCCAATTTAGAAACTATTAACTTTTTAAACGCATCTACCGATGAACAGGTAATATTAATTGATACTTTTAATAATCCTGTAAAAATTAATAGACCTGATCTGCTTCAGAAACTTAATGATACCTATAAAAATACTATGGAAGAATGGTACAATGAATGGGTTGAACTAGAGAAGAAAAGATGAGCAAAGGGGCACTACTTTTTGCATTCAATAGTCCAAAATATAATTACTATGAAATGGCAGTAGCAACTGCTAAACGTATTAATCATTTTTTGAATATACCTGTTACATTAGTGACAGATAGTGAATCATTACCAGTTAAACAATCATATCAATTTGATAACATTGTTATGGCTCCTGCTGATAAGTCTAACAAAAGAGATTGGGGACTGTGGTATAACAAGGGTAGATATCGTGCATATCAGTTAAGTCCATATGATGAAACTATATTGTTGGATACAGATTACATGGTTAACTCAAACAAACTACTAAAGACATTTGAATTGCCTACTGATTTTTGCTGCCATGATACAACTAGTTATTTGATGTACCCAAATGCAGGACAAGAAGCACTAAGCGCAAATGGATTTAACACACTTTGGGCTACTGCTGTAACCTTTAAGAAAACAAAAAGAGTAGAACAAATATTCAATAGTCTAGCAATGATTCAACAGAATTTCCGTCACTATGCAAATATACACGGGTTTATCTCGTCTACTTTTCGCAATGATTATGGTTTAACACTAGCAACAAGAATGGTGAATGGACATACTATGCCTAAGGAAGATATTATCCCTTGGAATTTGCTGCACATAGGTAATAAAACTACAGTGCATAAAAATTCAAATGATGAATTTAACACAGAATATACTGTAATGTTTGACAACTGGACTAGGGGTAAGATTCGCAAAGAGTATATCACTATCAAAGATACAGATTTTCATGTTATGATAAAAGAAAACTTTATGGAGCTAATAAGTGAATAAAGGTTTTGTAATAATGGCTCAGGATACTGAGACAACAAGTTATACTAACTGTGCTAAAACATTACGTAATAGCATAGTAAAAGTAATGCCCGACGCTAATGTAACTATCATCACGACTGATATGCTACCTCACGGTAATCTGAGTGGCTTTGCAAATGATTGGCAAGTATATGAAGCAAGCCCATACGACTATACAATCAAACTAGAAGCTGACATGTATATTCCACGTAATATAGATCATTGGTGGGATGTACTCAAGGACAGAGATTTAGTTGTATCAAATACTATCAGGAACTTTAAACAAGAGATATCTGACATAAGATTCTATCGTAGATTTGTTGATGACAACAAATTACCAGACGTTTACAATGCTATAACTTATTTTAAGAAATCTGATACAGCACAAGCCTTTTTTAATATAGTTAAAGATATCTTTGAAAATTGGGAAGAATACAAAAAAATATTAAAATGTAATCCACAAGAACCAGCTTCTACTGACTGGGTATACTCTATTGCATGTCATATTATGGGTGTGGAAAAGACTATTTTACCCTCATTTACAGAGATGAGTATAGTGCATATGAAACAACATATAAATATGATTCCAACGGAAGATTGGACAGACTCGTTGATATACGAATGCTTGCCTGATCAAATTAGAATTCAGACGATACCCCAGCAGTACCCTTTTCACTATCATGTGAAATCCTTTTGTGATAAAATTAAAGTATGAATAATTCCGAAGAAGATTACATTATTCTATGGGAAGCGCCCAAACTAGAACCACCTGAGTTAAGACTCTATTACAACAGTGAAGGTAAGGTCATTTGTTACTGCGGGGACAAATCCGTAGAAGGTGATAATTACATTGTAATTGATTCACATACATTCTCTGAGGGTCGCCCTGATGTCAGGGTAATCGATGGAAAAATTTCATCCATGTCTCCTAATGCAATTGTAGAAAAGTTGATGCCAGATAATGTTGAAGGTGTATGTTGTCATCCAGATGATATTAGCATCATAGTTTCTGAAACAGAAGAACACACAAAATGGAAAATAAATCTATATGAACTCAAATAACATCATTGATGTAGCAGACTTAGATTGTATCTATTTAAGTTATGATGAGCCACAGAAAGAAGAATTTTGGCTTAAGATAAAGAACATGATACCTTGGGCTAAACGTGTAGACAGCATTAAAGGTAGTGATGCTGCTCACAAAGCAGCAGGTCTAGCTAGTGACACAGAACGATTCATTCTAATCGACGGTGACAACATGCCAGAAGAAAGTTTCTTCAACATGCAATTAGACTTCAACGGTAAAGAACCCAAATTCAAGATAGCACAGTTTCGTTGGAAAGCGATTAACTCTATTAACGGATTACGTTATGGTAATGGCGGTATGAGCAGTTGGACAAAGACATATGTTGCTAACATGCAAACCCATGAGAATCAAAAAGACGGCGATGTTGCACGTATTGCTGATTTCTGTATGGATGGCAAAGATAATTTATACTGGGCAATGCATGATTGTTATTCTACTACTTATCCTAATTATACTCCGTTTCAAGCGTGGCGTGCTGGATTCCGTGAAGGAGTAAAAATGGTTCTTGATAAAGGTGCAAGACCTGATATCAATACATTTAAAGAAACCGTTGCTAGTCGCAACTTAAACAACTTAACTATATGGCACAATGTTGGTAGTGATGTTGAGAATGGCATTTGGGCTATATATGGCGCACGACTTGGTACATATATGACTATGTTAACTGAGTGGGAACATACCAATGTGCAATGGTTTGATAACTATATTACATTGTGGGAAGAACAAGAATATAGAGATCCAGAACGTGAATCTACACTATTGGGTGCAGCATTGAGTGACAAACTTGGGTTACCTATGTGTAGACTAGGCAAAGAACAAAGCAAATTCTTTAAGCGACATTACAACGCAGACAAACACAATTTAGGTCCACTTGTTACAGAGATGGATGTTATACGTAAAATCGAAGGATGGTAATGAGTAGTGAACACCAAAGAATTCAAGACATTAAGATAAAGGTTGAGGGTGAAGTAGGGCCTACCTTTTGTCTTGCAAAATGGCATCACGTAACAATGTACTTACAAACAGGTGAGACACACAGTTGTTATCACCCTAAACCGCACAAGATACCGTTAGCTGAATTGAAGGATAACCCTTCTGCATTGCATAATACACAAGAGAAAAAAGAAGAACGCAAATTAATGCTTGCTGGAGGTAAGCCAACAGGTTGTCAATATTGTTGGAACATTGAAGCAATGGGTCCAGACTATATCAGCGACCGTCATATTCGCAATGCTAGTATCTTTACAGAAGAACGTTATGAACAAACAGTTAACGGTCCATGGGATCAAAACATTAACCCAGAATACTTAGAGATTAACTTTGGCAACGAATGTAACTTCAAGTGTGGTTACTGTCATCCAAAATACAGTACAAGTTTCTATAATGAAATCAAGGTCAATGGTCCTGTAACTACAGTTAAGAATCATCGTTGTGATGTTGACTGGATGAAATTATATCAACGTGAAGAAGATAATCCTTACGTAGATGCATTTTGGAAATGGTGGCCTGAATTACGCAAAACATTAAACATCATGCGTGTGACAGGAGGCGAGCCTACTATGCACACAAGCACATGGAAATTATTGAAAGAGATTGACAATGACCCTATGCCCTGGCTAGAGTTAAATATTAACAGCAACTTAGGTACTAAGACAGGATTAGTTGAAAAGTTAAGCGACAGTGTTAAACAGTTATGCGATGATGGTAAAATTCGTGCGTTTAAATTGTTTACTAGTTTAGATACATGGGGGCCCAAAGCTGAATATATTCGCACTGGGTTAGATTTAGAGTTATGGGAAAAGAACTTTCACACTTATCTTACTAGAACTAACAGCCCAATCACGTTTATGATTACGTTTAACATCTTTAGTGTAACTACCTTTAAAGAGTATTTGGCTAAATTTTTAGAATGGCGTGAACAGTATGGTTGGTATGATGATATTAAAAGTCATCGTGTGCGTTTTGATACTCCATACTTACGTGACCCAATACAGTATGATATGAATATTCTTCCTAAAGAAGAATTTATGCCCTACATGCACGAAGCATTAGAGTTTATGTTAGCTAACGTAGATGATAATGCAAGTAATAAATTTACTACAGTTGAGTATGAGAAGTTCAAGCGTGTAGTAGATTATATGGCCGAAACTGTTTATCCCGATGATAAATTAATAGAAGGCCGAAGAGATTTCTACAATTGGTTCAATGAATTGGATGAGCGTAGAGATACCGATATGTTAGCTATTTTCCCAGAATATATGGGATTCTATAGATTGTGTCAAGAAATTAATCAATTAAACCCACTATGAATAAAGAATATCATTTAAAAGAAAGTAAAACATTTTGCATGGTCCCATGGGTCCATTTGCATACTACACCAACGGGTGTTGCTGCACCTTGTTGCATCTCAGAATCTGCTTCTACAGTCAATGGCGTGGGCAATACTAAAACTCAATCATTTCTAGAACTTGTAAATAGTAAAAAAATGAAACAGTTACGAGTGGATATGCTTAATGAAGTTAGTAATTCTGAATGCACTAAGTGCTATGAACAAGAAAAAGTAAATATTAAAACTTTTCGGCAAGATTCTAATAGAAAATTTACACATTATTACGATGAAGCACTAGCTAATACAACCGATGAAGGTGAAGTGACTCAATTCAAAATGAAATACTTTGATATTCGTTTCAGTAACATTTGTAATTTTAAATGCAGATCGTGCGGATCAGACTTCAGTACACAATGGGAACAGGAAGATATAAAAAATAAAGTATCTTATGCTAGAATTATTCCTAAAAATGATAATCCAAAATTTTTGCAGGAAGTATTAGATCAAATAGAATTTATGGATACCGCATATTTTGCAGGTGGTGAGCCGTTGATTACTGAGGAACATTATATCTTATTAGAAGAAATGATTAAACAAAACCGCACTGATATTCAATTAAGATATAATACTAACCTTAGTAATTTAAAATTTAAAGATAAAGATTTGCTCAGTTTATGGAAACATTTTAAACATAGAATTCAAATATCAGCTAGCGTGGATCATTACGGTGAACGTGCAGAATATATTAGACACGGGACTGATTGGACAAAAGTAGAAGAAAACTTTACTCAAGTAAAGAAAACTCCATATGTAAATTTAACCATGAATACTGTGTTGAGCGTGTTTAATCTATTAACTATATACGAATTTTACCAATATTTGATAGATAAACAGTTGTTTACTCCAGCCGACGATATATATTCTTTACATAACATGTCTCACCCATTACATATTTCTTACCATATTTTACCAAACGAATATAAATTAAAGGGCAAAGAGAGTTTAGAAAAAACTGTTAAACTATTAACAGATAATAGTTTTAAAACTATTCAAATAAATCAAATCAAACAAGCATTGGCTTGTTTGACTTCACAAAATATTTGGGAAGAACAAAAAGATAAATTTAAAAGTGAAATTCACCGATTAGATAAAATACGCGGGGAAGATTTCTGCAAGACTTTTCCAGAACTAGCAGGATTACTATGAACAAAGAATATTTATTAAATGAAAGTAAAACTTTCTGCATGTTTCCTTGGGTTCATTTGAACGTGACACCCAAAGGAGATATCTACCCCTGCTGTAGTAATGACTATACAGTGCCTTTTGGTAACACTAAAGAAACAACACTTAAAGAAGCATTTAATAATGAACAAATGAAACAATTACGTTTGGACATGTTGAATGATAAGCCAAACAAGATATGTAACTTCTGTTATAAGCACGAAGAAGCAGGACCTCATAGTTTTAGAAACTATAGTAAAGAACATTTTGGTAAACACTTTGATACAACAGTGCCTACTACATTAGCTGATGGAACTGTACCTGAATTCAAAATGCATTACTTTGATATCCGTTTCAGTAACATATGCAACTTCAAGTGCAGAACCTGCGGTAGTGAATTCAGTAGTCAGTGGGGAGCAGAGATGCGAGCCAATCACGATCCTAAACATCCTATCGTAATACATGCAGATGAGAAAGGCAATCTATTACGTGAAGTATTAGAACAAGTAGAACACATTGACCTAGCATACTTTGCAGGTGGTGAACCTACACTAACAGAAGAACATTATTTGATGTTAGAAGAAATGATTCGTAAAGGTCGCACAGACATTACACTACGATACAACACAAACGCTAGCAACATTAAGTTTAAGGACTATGACTTACTAGACATGTGGAAGCACTTTAAAAAGATTGAGTTAAGTTGTAGTATTGACCATTATGGAGAACGTGCTGAATGGTTACGTCATGGAACTGATTGGGGATTAGTTGAAACTAATCTACTCAAGTTCCGTAAATTAGATTATGTTTCATTTCAAATGAACACTGTATTCAGTATCTTTAACTACTCAACCATTGGTGAATTCTATAGTTATCTAAAGAGTAAGGGTATTATTCGTGCTGAAGATTGGTATCATAGTCTGTACCTAGCAGTACATCCTAGCTACTACAGTGGTAAAAGTTTACCCAAAGAATTAAAAATCGAAGCAGCAGGTAAAGCATTAGCTTGGGCACAAAACAATGAGGGTGATCACACTTCACTATCAAGATTAGTTACTGACGCTGTAAACTTTGCCAAAGATGATGATACCTGGGCAGATAATAAAGAAACTTTTATGTTACATACTGGTTCAGGCGACAGAATACGAGGTGAAAGTTTATGGAAAACTTTCCCTGAATTAAATAAATTACAAGACTTAATGGAGTAACAATGCAAGAACCAATCGTAATAGAAAACTTAATTAAACATGGTAAGCACTTTTGTGTATTGCCCTGGGTTCATTTCCATTCATGGCCCGATGGCAGAGTAATGCCTTGCTGTGTTGCAGATAGCAACATGCCTGTTGCTGATATTAAAAACAATGAATCTATTATTCAAATGATGAATAGTGAAGATTTTAAAAAGATACGTGAAAAAATGCTAGTTGATGAACCAGTCGCAGCTTGCAAGCGTTGCTATGACTTAGAGTTAATGGGCACATGGACTATGCGTCAAAGTCATAATAAGCGTAGAGGACTTGAGTATGTAGACATGATTGCAAAAAATACAGAAAACGACGGTACGTTAGCTGAGTTTCAAATGAAATATATGGATTTGCGATTTAGTAACATGTGTAATATGAAATGCCGTAGTTGTGGTCCTGGCTGTAGTAGTCTTTGGTCACAAGAATTTGTAGACGAACGCGGTGTAGACGTATATGAAGAATATTTCAAAACTAGAAAAATTGTAATTAACTCAGCAGAAGAAATGGGCTTTATGAATAAGCTAAAGCCATATTTGAAAGATGTATTGGAAGTTTATTTTGCAGGTGGCGAAATTATAATCACACCTGAACACTATGAATGTTTAGATTATTGGATTGAAAATGGATTAACCGATCAAGTTGAGTTAACATACACTACTAATTTTAGTTCATTAAAATACAAAGACAAAGACTTGATTGGATACTGGAAGAAGTTCCCTCAACTTAAAGTATGGGCCAGTTTAGATGCATCGGGAGATGTAGCAGAAGCTATACGTAAAGGAACTGATTGGGATCGCATTGTTAAGAATATCAAAACATTAAGAGAACAAGTACCTCACGCACAGTTTCAAATCACACCCACTATTAGTATTTGGAATATCTTTGATTTTCATATATTCTTTGATTATATGGTTAGTGAAGGATTAATTGATGACAAAACATCTAGTCCTAGATTTAATTTAGCAACCAATCCATGGTATGCAAATATTATGATATTACCAGTTTTGGTAAAGAATAGATTAGCTGAAATCTATTTACAATATTCTCATAAATACGAGGGCATCAATCAAGACATAGCAAATGGTTTCAGAATGATTGTGAATAATTTACAAGTGGGAAATGAAAACAAAGGTGGAATATTAGAATTTAAAAAGTTCAACGATGAGTTGGATGAATTTAGAAATGAAAAATTAACTGATATTATTCCAGAATTACAAGAGGTATACGAATGGGCAGAAAGTTAATAGCTATTGAGGCTCCTGAGCCATATCTAGCAATTACTTGGCAAGTAAACAATTACTGTAACTTTAAATGTAGTTATTGTAATCCAGGCAACTGGGGCGGCTCTGATATAAATGACGGAAATACTGACCTGTATATTCGTAACTTAGAAACAATAATCAATCGTTACAAAGCGGTTGGCTATAAGAATTTTAAATTCTTTTTCAGTGGGGGAGAGCCAACCGCTTGGAGAAACTTTATTCCAATATGTGAGTGGTTATACAATGAGTTACCGCAAGCTACACTAGCAGTAAACACTAATCTAAGTCGACCATTGAAATGGTGGGAAAAGAATCACTATCTATTTGATGATGTTGTTGCTAGCTTTCACGTAGAGTTTGCTGACAAACAACGTTATGAAGAAAACAGTATATTCCTGTGCGATAAAGTAAATTACCTAGCTACTAAGATGCTATTGCATGAGGAAAGATTTTGGGAAGTTGTAGAGTTTGGCAAGCATTTAAAAACAGTAATGCCAAACTACTTTTTAGAATGGACACCACTATTTGATGAGATGAGTGTTAATGCAGGGCCTTGGACATACAAAGATCCTGCAAAGACCAAGTTTGTTAATGAATGTACCAGTGAACATCATCAATCTAAACCCAAACCAGATAAAAGAACAAACTATACAGTTAGCTATAATAAATATGATGATGGTCATACTGAAACATGTAACAGCAATGAAGTAATTGTTGCTGGTAATAACTTCTTTAGTGGTTGGAAATGTAACGTAGGTGATGCAATTTTCATTAACCCCACCGGTGAAATGAGTTTAGCAAGTTGTGGCATGGGCGGTGTTGTGGGTCATATATTAAAAGATATCTCCCGTGCAGGACCTAAACAAATTGTTTGCGCCAAAGAGCATTGCCATTGTGGTACTGACATTATAATTCCTAAATTCTTTTGAGACATATGATTGATAAAAAAATAAAAATAGTTTATAATTGGATAGGTCCCAATGGGCCTATCACGAACGCTGAACTACCAAGTATATTAGCATTTGCCGGGGTTACACCCGGAGCACACACCGACTCTCATAAATTTTGGGGAGAGGGATTGTGGCATTCGTTTTTTAGAAATAATCCTGAATTTGAAATGTCACCGGCTTGGACAATAGACTCGTCCGACAAATTTATATACCCGATGACGTTGAATTGCAGAACACCTTTTTCTTCATATTTTCAAATCAATGATGGATTATTAGAATGGGCACATGTTTTACCTTCTATAATACATCATATTCGTCACTGCGGTGGTTATTTTTTAATTGATATAAGTGTAGAGGCATGGGTAGAGGATTCACAATTATTAATGATTCATTCATATTTTAATCATCTTAAGATTCCTCTCAACAAAATAATATATTTGACCGGATGCATGAATCCTGATGAGATATATTCAGCTTTTTGTCAGCGACATTCTATTCCAAACTCCCTTGAATGTAGAATTAATTTAGTTCCGTTTCCAATCTCACAAAATTTTATTTCAAGATCAATTCAAATAGAAGAAAAAGACAATATACCGGCAATTGTTTATAACACTAAATATATTCCTAGTAAAACATTTTTGTCTTGGAATAGGAGACATAGAACACATAGATCAATACTTGCTGTTATGCTGCATAAGGAAGGGCTTTTGCCTAAAAGTTATTTGAGTATGCTTACAGTTGATCCTGACATGGGAATTGATAATTTTATAACTTCATTTCCACGTAATATAGGAACAATATTTGAAATCAATGAGTATGATATTCAACAATTTAATTCACTGCTTCCTTTAGTAATAGACGGAGAAACTGAAATAAACAAAATGTGCGGTGATGTAGAAAACAAAACACGTAATTTCTATGCTGATAGTCTACTGAGTATTATTACTGAAACAAACTTTGAGAGCCGAGTATTAACTCTTACTGAAAAGTCATTCAAGCAGTTCAAACAAAAACACCCATTTATTCTAGTAGCACCGGCACATTCTTTGGTTGCATTACGTAATTTAGGGTTTAAGACATTTGGTGAATTTTGGAGCGAAGAATATGATAATATGGTAGACTCTAACCGACGTTTAGAGGAAATCATACGACTTTGCAAAGAAATTGCTCAATGGGATAATGCAAAAATTATTGACTTTAGACAAAAGGCTAAATATATTGTGGAACATAACTACAATCAAGTAAAAATAAGTTCGGCAATATCCGCAACTAATAACATTATTAATCTAATAAGAAAGAATACACTATGAAAAAAATATTAGTATGTGGTGCAGGTGGATTTATTGGAACCCACTTAGTAAAAAGTTTAAAGAAACAAGGTCACCGTGTAATTGGTGCGGATTTGCATTATCCGTTATACAGCGAAACAGTGGCAGATGAATTTTACATTATGGATTTGCGTGAACAACATAATGTTGAACAATTAGTAACAAGTGATATTGACGAAATATATCAACTTGCCGCTGATATGGGAGGAGCTGGTTATATATTTACCGGAGAGCATGATGCTGATATAATGCACAACTCTGCAATGATTAATTTGAACATATTAGATATGATGCATAAGAAGGGTGTAAAGAATGTATTCTACAGTTCTAGTGCATGTATCTACCCGTCGTTCAACCAAGAAGATCCTGATAACCCATTGTGTATTGAAGACTCGGCATACCCAGCTAATCCGGATAGTGAATACGGATGGGAAAAATTATTTAGTGAGAGATTATACAGGTCTTACGCACGTAATCATGGCATCCGTGCTAGGATTGCTAGATTTCATAATATCTTTGGTCCCGAAGGTTCATGGAATAACGGAAAAGAAAAAGCACCTGCGGCACTGTGTCGCAAAGTTGTCATGTGTGAGGATAATGGTATTGTAGACATATGGGGTCCCGGTAATCAAACTCGCAGCTTTCTTTTTATTGATGAATGTATTGAAGGAATACACAAGATCATGGCTAGTGAATGTGACTTACCTGTTAATCTAGGAAGCGAACGCATGATTAGCATTAACAATTTGGCACTTTTAATTGCCAAACTTACAAATAAAAATATAACAATAAAAAATATAGACGGTCCAATAGGAGTTATGGGACGTAATAGTGACAATACACTATTAAAAGGAATTGTCGGTTGGTCCCCTGACGAAAACTTAGAATATGGATTATTAAAAACTTTGACTTGGATTAAGTCACAATTATAAATTAATAGTGAGAGTATGACAAGTATATACCTAGTTGAAGAAAAAGGTTTACATAATGATTATTCACCAATCGTGAATGAAATTATTAGCATCAACCCTGATAAAATAATTTGTTTATGTATGAATGAAGTTGATGCTCAACTAATATTCAGAACTTTTTTTGATAAAATAAAACCTTGGTTAAAAAATAATAATAAAATTATTAATCTTGTAGTACCTCACCTTAATAATATATTTATTGAAGAAGGTATCAAAGCAGAGAGAACATATGGTTATATATTACGACATTTTTTAAATAATTATTCTTTTGAAGAACTGTTGCCGTCGGTACTTCCACCGCAGTATATGCATTTACATAATACAACTAATTTATTATATACTTGCTACAATCGTAGGAATGAGGTAGCACGAGCAATGTTAGTAGATGCACTAGTAAGAGAAAATATATTGCATTATGGAATTGTTACTTACCATGAACCAATTGATGCTACATGGAAATACCACAATGGAGCAAGGTTAATGGATGAACCCGATTATGAATATCATCAGTTTGACCCACGGTATACTCCAAGCAAGAGCCCGGCCAGTATGATGCGTGGGTTTTTTGATATAGTTACTGAATCTAGATTTAGCCCCGGTGAATATTTTATTACTGAAAAGACATTAAAAAGTATTATGTTTTTGCGACCATTCATTGCATTTAGCAGCACTGGGTACAACACTGAATATCTTGCAAAGTATATTGGATTAGAATTATATGATGAAATGTTTAATTATGATTTTGATAGTTGTGACTCACTGGAAGAGCGTGTTGATGGAATTATAAACAATGTAATAACACTAAAAAATAAAATACCAGATACTGCTACTAAACATAGTATGTACAAGAAACTTATACCAAAGTTAATTAGAAATAGAAATAAGATAGTGGATATCTTTTTTGACAAGACAAGAATAGTACCTGATTGTTTACAGATACTAATGTCTGGTGAAAACTACACCCTACACGGGTGTACTAATCACTTCTTACTAGACCATATGCGAAAAATGGAATGGATAACAGAATGAAAAAATATTTAATTGGATTAGGCTGTAGTTGGACACAGGGTGAGGGTGGTTACCCAGATCAGGTGTGGAAAGATCACGGCGGGAGAGTACAAGTAAGAGGACGTGATGATTACTATTTACGTGCTATTGAACATGAAAATAGTTGGGTGAATGTATTGACCCGAGATTATTTTCCAGAATATGAATCTGTTAATTTAGGAGTACGTGGCATAGGGAACCGAGCAGCAGTTCATCAATTACATTTTTGTGATAAAGTAGATTTTGAAAATAGCACAGGTATTATAGTATTAATGTTAAGTGGGTTTGAACGTTTTGATTTCTTTCAAGAAAATCCAAAACGTTTTACAAACCAAGATGACGGTTATAGTAACGGTGAATACGCACATTACAAATGGAGAACGATGTGGCCCTTTACTGGTAATACTGGAACTGATGCCCCATTATGGGATGCTTATGCTAAGTTATTATGGAGTGAACAGTTTATCGCATCAGAACAAATGATGGCATTGATAGACCTACAGACATTTGCAAAAGCATACGGATATAAAGTAGTAGTTGCTAATGCATTCAATCAACGATTTGAAGGGATAAAACAATATTTTGAAAATAATGTAGGTAGTTTAGTAAACAAGTTTGATTGGTCAACTTATGTACATAATAAAACCCCGTATGTCGCATTCGTGCAAAAGTTAGTTGAATTAGACGGATTATTAGATCCAAAAGATTGGGGAGCCTTTCACTCACTCTATCATAAAAGAGATTATCCTGCAACATACTTAACCAATTGTGAGGGAGCCCACCCAACACTTGCTGGCTATAAAGTCATTGCTGATGAGTTGGCTAAATTTATTAATACTCAATTGTGAAATGGCAACTTCTTCTTTTATTGAACATGGTATTGTTGATAATCTAGCAGGATATGAGGTACAGCGTGAAATCTTCAACTTACTTGAAAAACAAATTGACAAACATTTTCCTAATCAACAAAATTTTTTAGTTAATACTATCTGGATAGCATTTAATGAAGTTAATCTTTTAGCAGCATATAAGAATTTTGGACATATTGATAATATATTTTTTTGTGCGGCACTGGATGAGTGTGGTAATATTCCTCCTCTTCCATCAAATCCTAATTTGAGAGTTTTTCAACTTGGAAATATTGACGAACTGGGACAAAATAATTATGAGTTCAGTGCAACAGCTATTACTCTGCATAAGATATTTAAAAAATATAATGATAGCGAACTGTTACTAGACAGTAATAATACAGTAGCATATTTGTGCTATCAGAACAAACCGCATGTTCATCGACAGATACTAACTAAAACATTATTAGACAATAAGTTATTAGATAAAGGAATTGTCACACTAGGTAAATATAATGATCAAGAATATATGTTTTCAGAATTGGTTAAATTAGAAATTGATGAACCCATTGATGAATATTATTATGGATCTAGGGGACTTACTAAAGAAAATCCATACTCTTTGGGTGATATCAATGTTTGGAGAAACTGCTTCCTCAATGTAATATCAGAGTCCTCTTATACCTCACGCCGATTTATTAGTGAAAAGACATACAAGCCTATCATAGGTATGAGGCCATTTATTCTGAATGGTAACCCCAATATTCTACAATACCTTCAAGAACACGACTTCTACACATTTGAAGAATATTGGCCAAATGTAAACTTCAGAGAATGTATATCTATGGAAGATACTGCGTCATGTATTGCTACAGTATTACGTGAAGTTTGTAGTAAGTCTCCAATGGAGATTAGTCTCATGTATAATGAGATGTTACCCAAACTTAGACACAACAGAGAACGATTTTTCCAACATGCAATAGAGCAAGAACATAAACTTAATCATTTATTTAACGCATAAATAAATGTATGACAGTAAAAAAGATTATTACTTGTGGATGTAGCTTTTCAGATGCCCCATGGGCTTGGAATGTACAGTTAGAAAATTATTTTACTGGGATAGAGTTTGAAAATCTTGGGATGAGTAGTCAAGGTAATGAGCTAATACAGAAAAAAACAAGCCTTGCAGTAATTGAGTCTTTAGAAAAATACAAGCCAGAAGAAATTATTGTACTGGTAATGTGGAGCGGCACCGAAAGAAAAACATTTTACATCAATAATCCAGATATTATTAATGATGCAAAAAATAAAGGATTTCAAATTTGTGGCAAACAACTTGCAGATTTAAAAAACAATATTACACATAAAGAACAGATCACAGAGGCAAACGGCGTAACAGAATTTAATAAATTGGGAGGATGGTTTAATACAAACTTTCTATATCAAGGAATAAATTTAACAAAAGAATATTTTAACAGCACAGTTGATATCATCAATGCAGTGCATATTACTATAGAAAATATTATCATGCTTCAACATATCTGCAAATTACATAACGTAAAATTCTATCAACAATTTTATAGAAGTTATGTCTATGAAGATATATTAAATAACCAAAATAATCAAATGATTAATTATCTGTACAAACAACTAGATCATTCTACAATAATATCAACAACTGGAATTTTTGAATATTTGCGAGATTCAATTGAACGCAAGCCTGCAACTAACAAATGGGAACATATTATGAATTTTGTGTTTAATGATACCTCAAGCAGTTCTGACAAGTATTTTAATAGTCGTGAAGATGTTCACCCTAACCAATTAGGACATAATAAGTGGTTAACTGAAGTTATTATTCCAAGATTGACCTCGGATAATTTTTTAAAATAATGTATAAACTAAGTTTTGTAAATCCAAACTTTCAGCAAGGTCCTAAAGAATTCAACGCATATTATCTTCCGTACAGTGCTGGAATTCTGTGGTCGTATGCCAGTCAGTTTCCTGAAATATCTGAGAAGTTTGAACTATGTGAATTTATTTGGCGACGAGAAGATTTGGCGGATGCTATCGCCAAAATAGGTGATAGTGACATTATAGGGTTTAGCACGTACATATGGAACAAAAGTTATAATTACGCATTAGCACGACGGATTAAAGAATTAAATCCTAAGTGTGTGATTATGTTTGGTGGCCCTGAACCTCCTATTGAAAAATCTGATATCTTTGAGCGTTATCCTTTTATTGATATCGTAGTCAAGCAAGAAGGTGAAAAAACATTCAAAGATGTTTTGGATCACTTTGAAACTCGTGATTTTGAAAATGTACCTGGACTATTAGTAAATCATAGCGGTAAAGTATTTACAACGGCTAAACGTGAACGTATTGATGATATAGATGTTGTGCCTAGTCCGTATTTGACCGGCGTATTTGACAAGCTGATGGCAGAGAATCTCGATGTTGAATGGAACGCTGTACTAGAATCTAATCGCGGATGCCCTTATCAATGCACATTTTGTGATTGGGGAAGTTTAACTTACAACAAGGTTAAGAAGTTTTCTCTTTGTAGAGTTACAGATGAATTAGAATGGATGGGTCAACATAAGATTGGATTTATAAGTATTGCTGACGCAAACTTTGGAATCTTTCCAGAGCGTGATAATCTAATTGCTGATAAATTGATTGAGATTCAAAAGAATTATAACTGTCCTAATGCGTACACAATCAGCTGGGCAAAGAATCAAAAGCAAGAAGTTATTAATATTGTAAAAAAGTTGATTGACAACGGAGCACGACTTGGTTTAACAGTAAGTGTACAAAGTTTAACTGATAATGTATTAGAGATTATTAAGCGTAAAAATTTAGGGATAAATCAAATTGAAAATATTTTTGAGCAATGTGACAAGGAAAACATACCTCTCATCACTGAACTTATATTGGGTTTACCCGGTGAAACATTAACCAGTTGGAAAGAAAACTATTATAGACTTTTTCGTTCTAACAACCACACAGGCATAACAACATACAATGCTCAGTTGCTTGAAAATGCTGAGATGAATCTTAGTCAACGTAAAATGTATAAAATTGAAACTGCTATAGTTAAAGATTACTTATGCGGAGCCAATAACGAACATGAACTTGAAGAAGGTGTTGAAATAGTAAGCGGAACTCGGGATATGCCACATGAAAATTTATTAGAAGCCATGTTGTTTACTTGGTTTATGAATACGTTTCATATTAATGGGTTGAGTAATATTATAAGTAGATTTGCACACAAATATAGTAATGTTGATTACAAAGACTTCTACGATGATTTATACGAATATCTTCTACAAGACCCGTGGTTCTTTAATGAAATGAACGAAACAAAGAACTACTACAAAGAGTGGTTTGCAAATGGTGTAATTAATCATCCTAAGGTAGGCACCACTGACGTATACGGGATGAATCTTGGACAACGTACTAGTATTAGTATACATACTGACGGTAAATATGATTATGTATTTGATTTGTTAGAAACATATTATCGTCAGAAATTTCTCAAACAAGAACAGTACGTCAGTGATTTATTTACCATACAAAAAAATTATTATATACGATATGACAAGTTAAAGAGTTATCCTAATTGTGTTACTGTTGATAATAACATATTGGGCTATATACAAACAAATGAACCTCTCTGTGCTACAACTGAATATCTATTTGAATGTCAAGAAGATAAGGATATGAGTTTAACAAGATTCTGTGAAAGTTTGTGGTTTGGTAGACGAAGAAATTTTGGTAAAGCAATTGTAACTTATAAGGTTGTAAGATGAGTAGGTTGATAGTATCTGGTTGTAGTTTTACTAATTATTTTCATCCAACGTGGGCTTGGTTTTTAAGTAGCGCATATGATGAGACTTATAATTACGGTCAAGCAGGCGCCGGTAATGAATACATTTATCATAGTATAGTTGATGCTGATACTGATTTGCACTTAAACAAAGATGACACTGTTGTAATTGCTTGGTCTGGGTATTATAGGTTTGATCGTTTTGCTGAATTTGATGAGCGCATAAAATGGGGAACTAAGTGGAAAACTAACGGGGATTGGAGTCATGATCCTAAATTTAAGACACTAGAACAATTTGTAAATAATGAAGGATGGATAAGAAAATCAATAAATTACATAGCTTCCACAGCTAGATATTTGAAGTCTAAAAATATTAAATATGTATTCACTTCTTTGTATGACTTAAACATAAAATTTGACAATAAGATGCACGCCGATCCTTATATCGTTAAATTATTAGCTGATATAAAAAATGATAATTTTATATATGCAGAAGGATTATCATCATTCGTTTTTAACTACCGAAAACAAACTAAAAGCGCAGCATATAGTTCTCACCCTAATTTAAGAGAACACCAATTATTAGCAAGTGGAATTGCAGCTAAGTTAGGAGTAACAATTGACACCCATACTGATTTACAACAATACGATACGTTGATTGACTCATCTAATCAAGAAGTTTTTGGTAAAATATTGCCTTTACTTGATACTAAAAATTATGCACGTATTCTAACAACAACCAATCCAGAGTGTTTATCTGCAACTATTGAAAAATATTACCCTACAACGATGCAAGAATATAAAAAAGTAGCTGGCTCGCTATTGATTAAATAATCATCATACGCTGTAATTAATTAGGTCATTGTGAAACTGTAACAGATAATAAGGAGATAGTTTTGGATTTTAATCTTAAGGGTCTTGCAAGGCAAGATGTTGTTGCCCGAGAAAAGCCCACTGAAGATATATCAGATGCTCGCCATCGTAGTATGATGGAAGCAATTGCACCCTATGCGAAAAAAACAGAACAAAAAAATCTTACTCCTGTTTATGTAGATTACAAAACACGTAAAACAAAACTTGTATTAGTATTATGCCCTGAATGGAGTCCCTATATGCCTCCATTCAGTCTAGCTAGACTTAGTGGTATAGCAAAGAGTTCAGGATATGAAACTCATATCATGGATTTGAATGTAAAAGCATACAACGAATATAGAACTGACTGGCAGCCTAACAATAAATTACCATTTAGATTATGGGATCCTAGCAGTAGCTGGCATTGGTTAGGGGACACGTACATGAACGACATTCATCCTGTACTGGAACCTATACTTAGTAAAGCAGTAGATGATATTGTTGCATTGAACCCTGAAGTTGTGGGTTTTAGTATCTATTATATTAGTGAAGAACCCAGTAAATGGATGTGCCGTGAATTGAAGCGTAGGCTTCCTAACATAAAGATTGCAGTGGGAGGACCCAACGTACACAAGAGTTGGTTTAAAACTGAACCTTACTATGACTATGTTGTAGTCGGTGAAGGTGAAGCAAACTTATTAGTATTGCTTGATGAAGTTGAAGCTGGTATTACTCATGCTGAACCAAAGATATTAGATCAACCCGAAGATCAACGTATTAACATCAACGGCTTACCTATGCCAGATTATGAATCTATTGATTTTAGTCAATATGAACTACCAAATGGTGTTAATACTGAAATAAGTCGTGGCTGTACTGCTAAGTGTACGTTCTGCGAAGAAACACATTTTTGGAAATATCGTCAACGACAAGCTGTTGACTTGATTGACGAAATTGAATGGCTATATTACAACAAGGGCACTGATGTAGTTTGGTTCATTGATAGTCTAGTGAACGGTAACTTAAAAGAACTACGTGCATTCGTTAAGGGTGTTGCTGCTAAAGACTTGAAGATCAAGTGGACAGGTTATGCACGATGCGACGGACGCATGGACTTAGAATACTATAAAGACCTAGCCGCCGGTGGTTGTATTATGTTTAACTATGGCATTGAGTCTGGTAGTCAAAAAGTATTAGATGATATGGCAAAGGGTGTTACTATTGCTGAGATGGAACAGAACTTCATTGACGGTAAGAAAGTAGGTATCTGGGCAGCAACTAACTGGATAGTTGGATTCCCTACAGAAGATTTTCAAGACTATGCTGATAGTATGACATTGTTATGGCGTATGCGTAACAACAATATCAACAACGCAGGTCTTGGCGTAGGCTATGGATTAGGTCCAGAAACTATTGTAGGACAGAATCCGCACAAGTTTAATATCAGTTGGCACAAATATCAAGGGCATTGGATTAGTAATGACTTTAAGATAGGTGGCACACATGTTATGACACGGGTCAAAACATTTCATATGTTTGCAGACTTCTTACAGGGATGCACTGAAGTACCTGTTGGATATCCCGTACGTGATAGTTTAGCCAAAGATCATTACAAAATTGAACTGAATGATCCTACAAATATTAAAGAGATTGAGTACGAAAAGTTTGATTACAATATAATCAAGGCAGATATCAATCCATTTGCTGACACACTAGTGAATGAAATGTGGCCTTTCTTTAGAATGTTATGGAAAACACGCGGTGGATACAAAGCCGAAGTAAAATTTAATCCCGAGATAGACTTGAAAGAGTTTGGTAGTCAGTTTGGTCCCGGTATGTATTATGCAACGTATAAGTTTAATATAACAGATGACGGTAAATGGGACGCAGACTTTGATATCATTTTTAATCAAGTTGACAACAACTTTGACGATAGAGAACCTCCACCTTTGGGACGTAAGGGTCCATTCTATGCACAGGATTATAGTAGACTACAAAGTAATACTACAAAACGTGCTAGAAAGTTAGCAAAGCCTACATGGGACGATCAAGAAGGTCGTAGTGGCCAAGACTTTGCTGATTTACTAAATGAAGAGGAACTATTAAACAAAACTATTGACTTTTCATTTAAATTACACTGGGTTGAATCAGGTGATTGGGGTAATTATAGTGACTACGAAGTGCAAGTTTCTGATATTACAAATGTTGTTATACCCGAAAAAGAATCAATGTCAAAGCAAGAAGTTGTTACAATTGACGTAGCCGCTATTACAAAACGCAGGTAAAAATGAAAGAGAAAATAATGTTAATTGCCGGATGCAGTCATGCGTCTGGTTCAGAAATTGATGGAAATCAAGACTCAACGTATAATAGACAGAACTCATTTGGTAATATTTTAGCAACTAAGTTAGGATATAAACCAATTAATATGGCAGAGCCCGGTTCTACCAATCCAACAATTGCAAGAAGCATTTTACAATGGTTTAGTGAGAAATACCATGCTGAAACTATGAAAGTTTTTGTATTAGTTAGTTGGACTGATAGTACTAGAATGGAAGTTCCTTGGCATAGAAAAACGTGGTTTGGAGACCACAATCCTTTTAATGATTATCATGCTAGCACCGGTGTAGATTTTAATCGTATCAATTTGGGATGGCCCGGGGGTGATGCAGAAGAAAAGATGTTTATTGCGGAGTATCATAAATTTATAGCTAAGAATGAAAAGTATTTGGAAATAGCAAGTGCTAATTCGGTACTACAATTACAATACTTTTTTAAGTCAAAAAATATAGAATATTTAATGTGCAATGCATCATATATGTTTCAACCTCGAGATACATATACCAATTTTTACTTAGACCAAATTGACAACACTAAATATTATGATATGGAAGATAATGAAAAGTCTTTCTATGTGAAATACAAAAATGCCGGATATACTAATCCAAAAGCAAAGTATTGGCATCATAATGAAACTCCTCATGCATTATATGCCGACGAGTTATATAATTTTATAGGAGAAAATAATGTTCTTAGTAAGATGGTTTAATTATTTAGTAAGAGAATATAAGTACCGTAAACGTATCAAAGAATTACGTAAAAGAGACCCCTTCATTTACAAATGAATTACATAGGTATAAGTGCTGGTTTCCATGATGCTGCAATAAGTGTAGTAGATGGCCATGGCAACATATTGTTTGCTGGTCATAGTGAGCGTTATAGTAAAAACAAGCACGACAAAGATGTATGCAAAGAATTGTTGTTAGATGCATATAACCATACTAACTCTCCCTACTTACAGTATCATTACTATGAACGTCCATGGTTAAAATCATTACGCCAACTACGCACTGGTGAGGGCTTTAGTTGGCCGTCTTGGGAAAAGATATTAGGTTCTACCTATCATCAGATGGGTACTCCAAAGATTCATACACACGGGCATCATCTATGTCATGCAGCAGCCGGGTTCCAAACAAGTCCATTTGAAGATGCTACAGTCGTAGTAATTGATGCTATAGGTGAGTTTGATACAGTTACTATATGGGATGCATGGTATGATTTCTCGTCAGGTAAAGCAGAATATCAAAAATTATGGAGTATGCGATATCCAGATAGTATTGGATTATTCTATTCAGCAATGACTGAACGAGTTGGACTACGCCCACTTGACGAAGAATACATTCTCATGGGCATGGCAGCGTATGGAGAACCAGTTCACCTTCAAGAAATGATTACTGAGTTTGTAGATAGTAAAGATATATTTACGTTTAAGCAAAATCTACATACTGGTGTTAGTAAAGATTTCTTAAAAGACGCTAATCCAATGGACATTGCTAGCAGCAGTCAACACTTAGTTGAGTATATGATTACTAGAGTAATGAGCAAAGCTAGAACACTGGGTCGTAGTAGAAATTTAGTATATGGTGGTGGTGTAGCATTGAATTGTTTAGCAAATAGACTATTGGGAAACTTCTATGAAAATATTTGGATTATGCCTAATCCCGGTGATGCGGGTAATAGTCTTGGTGCAGCGTGTCTTGGGTATGGTGCTAAAACTAATTGGACTGATGCTTTTCTTGGCCATAATATTAGTGGCAAGTATCCTGTTAACAACATACTTGATGTGTTACTTACTGATCGCATTGTTGGTGTTGCGTCAGGACGAGCAGAGTTTGGCCCGAGAGCGTTGGGAAACCGTAGTCTACTTGCAGATCCAAGAGGTGATGAAATAAAAGACAAAGTAAATGAAATCAAACGTAGACAAAAGTTTAGACCATTTGCTCCTGTCATATTAGAAGAATATGCTCATCAATATTTTGATATGCCTAAGCACTGGCATGATAGTAGATATATGCAAGTGATTAGTAAATGTAAGTATCCTGAAAAATTTCCTGCAATTGTACACCATGATTGGACTAGTCGTGTGCAAACTGTTCCAAAAGATGGTTCTGGAATTAGAGAGTTACTAGAGAAATGGTATGTATTGACTGATTGTCCAATGCTATTAAACACAAGTTTAAATATTCGCGGTGAACCAATGGTCAATGATAGAGATGATGCAGACAGATTTGAAAAACTATATGGGGTTAAAGTTTTATCATAAGTAATTAAATGCTAAGAGATGTATTTTATTACGGTAATAAGCCCAACGTTCACCCAAGAGAAAAATTTGCAACTTCATTAGAAGATGCTAGAAGTCAATGTACCACTGAACATTTTTGGATAATCAACGAATACTGTGATTATCGAAATTTTGATTGGGATTGGGATTTTGAATTTCTACCCGATGAAGATGTTTGGGCTGAAGAACACAACAATGTATGGCCTAGCCAACATCAAAAAGATAGCGGCACCTGGTTATGTCCAAAAAACCACAGCGATATAATTATCTATCGTGCTGATGTTGGAACAGTCAATCGCAAAAACACAAAGAATGAACACTGGATATTATCTGAATTAATTGACGAAACTAAATTTGATTTTAGCTGGCATCCAGACCCAACTGAGCCTGATTATATATATGAATTTGGTACACAATGGCACGACAGAGGTGGACCAAGATATGTACCTGAATCTATCGTCAGATTATCATCCGGTGAACCAATTGGACAGATTAAGTATGTAACCAATATTGTTTCTACATTAATTCAAAATAAAGCTAAATGGATTATACCTAATAATATTGATACTAGTGATTTTGACTTTAGCTGGGTGCCTCATCCAGATGAACAACCTTATATACATCAGTTTGGTACTCAACATCAAAAGACAGGTGGACCTAAATATGTAGTTGAAGGTGCAACTGAATTTAAATATATTAATTTACAACGTGCAATAGCATTACCTAATAAAGACAATTGGAAAATAGCCGACGGTATAGTTATTGATAATTTTGATTATAGTTGGCATCACGATGAGACTGATGAGCCATACATTTATGTATTTGGTAATAATCAATATCCTGCTGAAGTTATGGCAACACTTACATATCTACCAGCAGATGCGGTTAAATTACCTTCAGGTAAACCAATTGGTCGTTTAATTAAATATGTTAGCAAACTAATTGCAACTCTTGGTGAAAACAAAACTAATTGGGTTATTCCTGATAATATAGATACTACAGGATTTGACTTCAGTTGGATACCTGATCCACATGATGAGGCTTTTATATATCAATTTGGTACACAATGGCAAAAGACAGGTGGACCTAAGTACATCACTCCCGACGTTCATAAGAATAGTGCAATAAAATACATTGAAACACTGAAAGTAAAAAGATTACCTAACAAAGACAATTTTGAAATACTAGATGATAATGTAATAGTTGATTTTGATTACTCATGGCATCCGGATGAGACAGAAGAACCATACATATATCAATTTGGGAATAATCAATATCCAGCAGAGATAATGCCAACAATACAGTA